GTTACTATAATCAGAACGGTTATTGTGCTAGTTAATGTAGTATGTGCGTTCTTTATTATGACTAATATCGTACATAATTGGTAAAATAATCCAAAAAAAGTGGCAAAAAGGTTGACCTCTACCTGGTATTTTGCTATAATAGTTGTATAAGTTAAATAAAAAGGTAGGAGTTTTTATGTTTGTAATAGTAGATAAAAGTAACACTTCACTTCACAGTGAACCAACTCGTAAGTCATATCGTTCTAATCAGTATAAAACTGAAGCGGCGGCTAAGGCTGGTATCACTAGGACTGTTAAGTTCTATGACAAGGCTAAGGCACAGGTTGCTGAAGTAGTTGCTGAAGGTAAATCAGAGTATTATGCTCCAATGTATAATGCGTTCAGAGACGCAACTGATAAGGATTTAGGCAGAACTCATTGTGCTAATAAAGATAACTATGTTGTTATGTCATATGTTGACTACCAAGCAATTGAGCCCATGATTACTAGAACTGGTATTTGCCCAGGGAACGGTAAAGAGATTACTGTTACCGAGAGCATCAATCAACCTCACTACTTGTCACCACTTAGTGAATCTTACTGGAGTGCGTAGTGGGTAGTATTCTTTCAGCAATTTTAAATTTTTTACTTACATTTAATTTTATTGTGTGGGCAATTATTTGCTTCGCAATATTTGGTGTAAATTTTTGGACTATATCTTTTGGTGTATTATCAATCTGGTCAATAATTAATTAACGTTGGTTATGTTTTTTATCAGGTCTACTAAACCACATCCAAAGTTCAGGATGCTGTCTATAGATATCACCCAAAGTTAATCTTCCGTTTTCGCCATCCTTTCTAATATTGTGTATTATTTGTTGATATCCACGACCATTAAAAAATTGATCTTCTGCTGTATCAGGAAATTCTTCTTGGAACGTAGGTGCTGTTAGCATACCTTCGAGTTCTCTAATAAGTGTTTGCTGTTTATCTGTTACAATTGGCCTAGCATAATCTAAAACATCGTGTACAATTTCATCTAGTATGTGTCTAGGCCATGCCATAGGTGATAATACAATATCCGGATGAAACGCAAACATACGTTTTGTTTCTATTTTTACATCTAACTCTAAAGCATAGTCTAAGAAGTTTTTAAGATCAAACATTCCAGGACCTGTAATTGTTAAGTCCATTATCATTTTATCATGACCACCAGGTAGTGCTACACCTTCTCTAAAGTTGCGATCCCACTCATCCCATTTAAGTCCTGTACGAATAAATTCACCTATAGGACCTGTACCGTCAATACTAGCACACATGGTCCAATCTTTTGCTTGTGGTAACCAGTCATATAAATAATAGTCTTTGTATCTAACTCTACTTAGATTACTGTTATAACGTAAATGTACTTTGTGTAAATTATTGTCTGACTGTAGTCTGTCCATTGACTGCCAATGTATGTCGTACATAAGAGGTTCGCCACCTACCCAATATAATTCTTCTACTGTACCTGACTTAATGTATTCCCAAAATTCTTCTTCTACTACTTCCTTCTGAAACTTCTCGATGATCTTCTTGTTCTCAGGAACCATAAACGGCTGTTGCTCCGGAGTCCAAAGGTTATGTTTTTTCTTTTCTGTTTCCCAACTTGAACTAAGTTGCTCGCCACACATACGGCATTTAAAATTGCATAAATTACTGTACCTATAATCAAAAGATATAGGCTCCATTGTAGTTCTTCCATCTTCGTCTGTCTCCTCAAAGCACTGATCTATTTTATCATTGAATAAAAATCCTGTAAACCATTGTCTATATGTACTGCTACTTAATATACTATCGTTACACACATCACATTGTGGTATCTTTTCGCCTGCCATAAGTTTTTTTCTTATGTCCATCATGTAAGGCGAGTTCCAATGTTCTTTTAAACTTACTGGCTTGTAATCATCTATAGTACCAGACTCTCTTACTTCGCCGTACTTTTCGTCATTACTCGCATCAATGTACTGCTTTTGAAACTGGTGTTCCTCTCTACTGGCGCAACACATACGTCTTTCTGATTGCGGACTTATATAAGTATGCGTCCATGGAGCAGTACAGAATACCTTATTAGGCGAGTCTGGACTTACCGAACCGTGTTCCCAAATGGGTTTTATTTTACTCATATTAAATCCTTTAATGGTGTGATAATATTTTTTAAATCGCCACCTCTACCATTTCTATTAGCGGCATCTTCTTCTTCAATTTCTTCCCATGTACTAATATTGTAACCTGTACTAATACGCATAGCATCTTGCGGATTTTCATCTGCCCAATGTAATATGTGTGCTGGCATAAACGTAAAATGTCCTGAAAAGTTTTTTAGTGGTACTACCATTTTTTTGCCGTCTTTTTCATATGTATAATATGTAGTAGTACCTGTATCATTTATAACATAGTAACCGTGCCATGTACCATAATGGTTATGCGGTACTATTTTCTGTCCTTTGGGCCATACGTTTATCCAACTCTTAAAATAGTAGTCTTCATAATTATCGCCTGCTATCTCTAAACATTTCTTAATGTAAGGAAATATTAATTTCAAATTAGGAAATACATCAATACATTTATATTGATGATATGTTGCCCAATCATAACTAGGATAATCATAGTTTAATTCATTAACAGTATCACTATTAGGGTACACTTCGAATCTTCTGTGTACTATATCATGATATATTTCACGCAAGTCACTAGGTATAATGCTACCTTCGATTAGTAGTTCATCACCTATTGATTTCTCGTCTAGGTGATATTCTATTGTTCTATTGTCCGCCAAGTCCGTCGGCATCTGGATCCCATCCAATACTGCTACCCGACTTCTTCTTATAGTCCGGTTCGTCAGCATATTTTTTATCATCGTAATTATCTTGACTTTCGCCTGTTTTTCTAGTACGTTGTCTTACTTCTTTAACTTCCACAACACCGTCCTCATCGACTTCTCTGTGAGCAAAAACTTCTACATCACGCAACCCTTTTGGTTTTTGTATGTCGTCCTCAGGCTGTTCTAATTCAGTAAACGCCAAACTATCATACCATTCCACCATTCTTGGAAATGCTTTTCTAAAATCTAGTCCACGTCTTTTATCATACTGTTCATAAAATACTCTAAAGTCATGCTCTAGTAGTTCTCTATCAGCAGTATTTCTATGCGGTGTTTTAACAACATCTAAATATTCTATTAGCCTAGTTAATTGTTCTTGTTCCCATGGTGCTACAAGATCTTGACCCCATGGATCTTTTTCATCTTTTTCTCTAACACCATTTAACCAGTCTTTAAGTTCAGTATGATATAATTGTCTTAAATGATCTGGCAATGTTAAAGCACTTTGAAAACTTGGGAAACGTAATATGTTTACACTAAATCTAGGTTTACTTGCCCCAAACTCTCGCTTCATTCCTAACATCCAATCTAAAAATTCTACTATGCTGTCTAAACATAAAGCATTAATTGTCATCATCATATGAAAGCCTTCCATATTACCTTCACGAATCATTATAGCACAATTTTGTTTCCATTCTGACCAATTCAACCCGTCTCTAATGTATTCGCCGCCTAGTCCTGTAGCCTCGCCACTGGAATATAAATGAAACTTTTCAACATGCTGAGTTGCTTCTGCTAGTTTTCTAATTAATGCCGGTTTGGCTCCTAGGTTACTGTTAATAGCAAAACGCATAGTCTTAGCATTAGGATGTATATCTCTATTATCTTTAAACCATTCAAACAGTCCCCATACACTATCACTCATTGTCGGTTCACCACCTGTGATTCTTAGTTCTTCTAATTCTAAACTTAGTTCAGGCCACCATTCCCAAAATGCTTTTACATAAGGATTTTCTTCATCTTTATCAAACGGATCGGCGTATGGAGCATCATCAATAAAATGGCCTCTAGCATCAGACTTGATGTTTTCATACCCGCCAAACTTTCTAATATCTTTTACCCATGTACTACTAAATGCTGGATTACAATAACTACATGCGAATTGGCATGTTCTATCAAACGCAATTTCTAATGTTTTTAAGTTTACATCATCCATTGGATCCATAGTAGCAATTTTTTCTATTTCTTCATCTGAATATATAACAGTTTTAAATGTTCTGTCACTTACAGGTCTATGGCCGTCTGAGTCTTTTTCCATATCTTCAATCTTCCAGCAGTACTCACACTCTTTAGGGCGAGTACCCTCTAACATCATTTGACGCATTTTCTTTTTGTGTCTAGTATTATGTATTGCTGAAGGATTAGTTTTAATTTCTTCTTTGTCTATATTATGTGCCGGGGGATGGTGACAACTTGCTGTGCCTCCGTGACCTAACCATATAGTTGCGTTAAGCCATTTGGCCGCACAAAACGAATCTGATATAGGATCAATTACCCTACTTCTATATTCGTTATCACTTTCATTTGCTTTTCTTGGCATTCTATTCTCCTGTTAAGGCATTCGCCTGTTCGCACATATTCCACCAATCTTCCATCTCAGGATATGTTGCTAAAAAGTCTGTGCCTCTTCTAGCATCGTGTTGAGTAAAGAACTTGTAAAAATTTGTCCTTGATTTTAACTGTTCTTCTTGTGACATTTTTCTACCTTCCTTCATCCAGGCAAGGTTTCTTCTAACCTTATCTATTTCGAAATCTTTAAATCCTCTATAGTCTATATTTACTTCATCTGCCTCATTTAACTCCATAAATGCGATGGCTTCTTCTAGGTAATCCTCGTACTGTTGTGGCATTGTTTGTATACATTGCCAAAGTGGTGCTCTCAGTAAAGGAATATCAAACCATATACGTTGCTTAGGACGAATTTCATAATCATCATGTTTATGATCACCGTTGTCAGGAATAGGTATATACTTTGTTCCTTGTACATCTTTAGCATACTGTTCTCTTAAGTCTAGTATCCATTGTAAATAGTCACGTAAACTTGTAAGACTAAGCGAGTTAAATGTATTAATAAATGTTATTGTAGTATTATCTGTTTCAGTTAATATACGTTGTACATTATCCTGTAGCATTTGAAAATCCAGTCCGTTACGCATATACTCTGCTTGTGAGCCAAAGCCATCAACACTTACAAATACTGCGAAGTTCTTACATGCTGGTGCTACATACCAGTTATTCCCTGAGTTTGGATTAAACTTTTCCGGGTCCTCCCATATTTGTATCTCTTCTAATTTCTGTAGCGATTCAATGAACTTATCCATTAGCACTGGCTTAGGTGGACACATATTAGATGTCACACTCATTTCTAACCATGCATTAGGGTTAGCATACACATAATCTAAAACTTTAAATGTATTGCTATCCATTAACGGCTCACCGCCTGTCATACGAAAAACTTCTAAGTCTTTGTACATTTCAGGCCACCATTTCCAAAACGCAGTAACGTATGGATTTTCTGCTTGTGATAATTTTAAAGGCATCAGTCCAGCATTCTTTAAACTGTTAATGTTGTTGTGTTCGCCACCAACTATATCATACGGACCGTGCTCTTTTATTTCTTTTTCCCAACTGTTGGATAGGTGAGGCGAGCAGTAACTACACTTGAAATTACATGCTTGGTTGAAATTTACTTCAACGTAACGTGGGTTGATGTTTCCATCAGCACCAGCATCAGCGATATCTTCCCTGGCATTTTGTGCCCAGTACTCGCCACTCCTATAAACTCTATCACTTCTACCGCCAACATCTTCTATACGCCAGCAGTAAGAACAACCATCAGGCCGTTCGCCTGCTAACATTTGTCTGCGTTGTTCCTTCTTTTCTTCAGTATTATGTAATGCTGAAGGATTAACTTCTAATTCTTCTAATGGTATTTTATGTGTAGGCGGATGATAACAACTATGTGTCATTCCATTATGTAAATGCATAGACACCTGTGCCCATTTGGCATAACACATGCTAGGACTAATTGCGTCTAATTGTTCGTTGGCCTTATCAGCGGCCTGATCATAATTACTCATTTTTATATTTTAAAAGATCTATAACGATCTTATCCATGCCTAGGTCAATAAGTGCTAGGTCTGTTTTTTTATTTACAAGCATTACAAGGTCTTTTGCGTATTGCTTTATATTATTGGTATCAATACCGCTAGGACTAACACAAAATGCTGTAGTGACGCTGTTAGACGCACTAAACACTACTTGCTGTAGCATACTTCTTAGTACAGCATACATTACATATTGGTTAGACTTATATGGCCATGATGTAATTGAACTACTTATAGAACATATATTAACTGGCTCGTTTCTGCTTTCTAGCCATTTAATTAGTTTAACAAAGAATAGAAACACAGGAGAATAAGTTGTCAGCATATTAGACATATCTTCTACACTGATATCTTTATAATTTTGTGTGTCTATTTGTAATGCTATACTTTCTTCTATGTTAGCATTTAATATAACTATATCCGGTATTACTTTACCGTCTATGAATAAATCAAAATTGTTATAGTCTATATTGTCTCTGCCAAAACCATATGTTGATATGCCTTGACTTTCCATTTCAAATCGTATGGCCTGCGAGAAGTTAGACGTATTACCAAAGATCCATGCTAATTTTTTCATCTTCCAATTAGACCCTGCTCTAATAAATCTTGTATTTGTCTTTCTGTTACCATTGCTCCCCATCGTTTAGGGTTTACAAAAGTTGCTTTGAAGAATTTACTCATTTGATCGTTTGGATCAAACAACATCATTCCTTGTACTTCTTCATTTAGTCTATTACCGATAGCAATAGTTTTTTCTATTAGATGTTGGTCGCTGTCTATGTAACTTCTTTCTTTTTCGAAGAAGTCTTTGAACCAATCGTAGTCTGATATTTGATTTGTGTCCCAATCACTAAGTACTGTTTTTTCACATCCAAGTCTTGCTCCGTATATTGCCCACCATCCGTTCTCAACGTCTGTGCCAACATTACACCAAACATTTAGTCTGTTGAAATTACCGTACCATATTTTATCCTGGAACTCATGTGCTTTTACTCTAGCACCTTGATCTAAACTTAGTTTAACACCTTCTCTGAATCCTGCTCTAAAGGCCTGGAAAGGACTTGCTGTCTGATGTACTTCTGAGAATATATCATTCATTTGTATGTAGTTTAACTTCCAACAAAACTCCATTCCTTCGCCATCTACTGCGGCTTCGTGGGTGTTAATACCCAGTGTATACTCTTTAGGCCAGCACTTTAAACCGCCGTTTCCGTATACTAATCCATTTAATAAGTTCTTGGCGTTCCAACTAAATATGCTTTCTGATATATCATTACCGTCATGATCCTTTTCAGGAAACTCTAATGTATTCTCAAAGAACTCATCCATAACAATGTTATCACCATCTACTGTGATAAAGCGATCTGTTTCTGATTGTTCAGCACATGCCTTGTGTGCGGCATCAAAACCTTTTACACCGTGTACTCGTTTCGCCCAAGGGACCTTGTTTAATAAGTCTGCCCAGTTTTCTTCACAGTTAGGTTCGTCATAACTGATATAAAAAATGTCTAGTTCTGTTACGTCTATTTTCATGTTGTTACCTTATACTCATACTTATCAAATATTTTCTTAGTAAACAAATCACATTCTGATAATTCGCTACTAACCTTATATACTTGCTTTCCTTCTTTAAATAATTTTACTAAGTCAACTTTTATACTGTCAAACATAAAGTGCGGATCATTCGCTGTAGTAAAATACAAATTTATAAAGCCTACACCTTTGAATGTAAAATTATTAATATCCAGATTCTGTGTAACGTTTGACCGCAGTTTTTCATTTATGGATACTATTAAATTTACTAATGGATCTGCGGGAGTATATTCTATTTTAATGTCATAAGCAGAAGTTAATGATGTTTTCTTTTTAACAATGCTTAACATACTAGTAGCAGACTTAAATGATTCTAATTCTATTTGTTTGTTTACTAATGTAAATACACCTTCTGTAGTAGGATCAACAATAATTAAAAAATCATTAACAGTCTTATCTGGGGACTCTTCTATAATTCTACATTGTTCATATGATAAAACAGCATGATTTGATTGTACATACTCGTCTGATTCGGATCTACCGTAATATAATATGCTACCAGAGTCATCAAAGTAAAAATGTTTATCACTTTGTTTTTGTGCCTTCCTTGCTAGTTCTAACTCATGTAATTTCATTTTCTAAACTCTTAATAATATCGTCTGTTAACCAATTTTTATCTACATAATGAAACGGGTATTGCTGTTGAAAGTTTCCTACTTTAAATGTTTTTATGTTGCTAAAATATGTAGGCATACTAAGTGTCCACTTCTCATCTAAGAATGAACCACTAGGCACATCTTGTATAAAACTTTTCATATGTGTAAATGTAGGTAATTCTTTTAAGTCATTTACTGTTGCTTCTTCCTCAATACCTAAAAGTTGTATTGCTAGAGCGTACACGACGTCAGCACTTAATTTTTCAGGCTTGCCGTTTGGCATGTATTTAAAAAAGAAACGTTGCCAATTTTGGAATATAATTTCAACAAATTTAAAAAACTCTGTGGCCTTTTCTGATTTTTTAAAATAAAAGAAAGCAGTATAAACATTTGGCATATTATTTTTTATAAAATATTCTCTGTAATACATATTATGATCTACAGCATTCTCGCCTCTATATGTTTTAACATTTGTACATGCCCATATATCTCTTTCGCATAATGTGTCCCACCAATGACTAACGTCTGTAGGGAATACCATATCAGTATCTAATATAACTGTTTCATCATATGGTGACATATAATAGTATTTCCATTTGTTATCTATTTTCCAATCAGAATCTTTAGCATCATCTTCCCATGGTATTTCAACAACTTGATCAAATACTTCTAAATATTTTTTAGGTACTTTAGTTCCCTTGTCCACACATACACACAGATTGCTTACAGTCGTCTGTGTTGCTTTTAAACTTAATGCTAGACCATATGCCATCCTTAAATAATCTGTATCTCCTGAGTTTTGAGCAATAACAATATATCCCCTACTCATAATACATCTCCAACAATGTGTCAGCATGTCTTTGTAATGCCCATTTGTTCATTATATGTAAGTCAACATCTTTCCACCTACACAAATGAAAGTCAGCATTTGTTCTAACTTTTTCAACAAACATCGTAATATCATTTACGTCATTAATTGAATGTATGTCATCCCAATCAAATGTTTTATACATTCTTTCTATTGGTAGTTGTGGCTGTGCTTCACTTTGAAATCCGTTCATAACATGTGCGGCAACACTAAAACTATAATCGTTTCTGTATATAGAACCTGGTAAGTTATATAAATCTTTATAAAAAGGCCAATTCTCTTTTACATGTTTTACTATTTCAAAGAAACTTTGAGTGTATGCTGTCTTTTGAAAATAACATACAGTTGCCCAATACATAGTTATTCCTATGTCGTCTACACGCCTCCAGGTATTTTCTCTTTTAAATTGTATATCCTGTACATTGTGGTGTAGCATTAATTCGTTTTTGTGACCCCAGCAGTTGTTTAAACTGTCGCTGAGTATCAAGTAGTCTACATCTAAAACTATGGTTTCATCATATGGTGAAATATCAAATGAGTCACATCTATTAGCATTGTAAAATGATAAACTTTTTACACTATGATTAGTGTCTCTAAAGTTTCTATAGTTTTTACGTTTGAATTCTTGATCCTTATCGGTAAGGATAATGTTAGGTATATACTTGTCTACGTTTAAATTTTTAGAAGTATATTCAAGTGAGTTAGAATCAGTAACAACCGTTATGTTCTCTAAGCCTAAATTATACCTAGCCATAGTGCTAGACATACAAGCAAGTTTTAGATAATCTATTTCTGGATTGTTATGAGCAAAAAATAGTAGTCCTTTAGTCATCCTGCTCTATGTCCAAAAGTTTATGGACTTTACGAGCCTGTCTTAACTTAACATATTCAGCATGGTAATCGTTTGTAACTTCAAAATATTTGCTTGTGATGTTTTCAAGGAAGTCTGCTAAATCGTCGATTTGAATTGGGTTTTGGAAGTTGTCAATTAGTATAACATCTTCTGTATATTCTTGACGAATAAGAGAGTCAACAAAAGTAATCAACTCTCTTGAAATTGTAAAAGTACCGCCATTGATACTGTAAATTAATTTTGTTTGTAGTTTAGATCGCAACGATACTAACTGATTATTAAGTGTTAACCTGTAATTAGCAAACTCTAATGCTTTAGTAAGTCTTTCGCTCATGTAAGTCCTGTGTGTAGTTTATAATACTATTTATGCATTATAAAGCCGCCTTAACAATAATTAAGAACTATTATAAATCTGAATTAGTTGTATAAGTCGGTGTTGCTACAGTTACAGTATAACCATTTGGCAAAGTACCACTGTTAGGTCTTGCTTGACCTATAACACTTTGTAATGTTCCGTCAACACTATCAAAGTAACCTCTACCTGTATGCGAGTCACCAAACGTAATTAAGAATCTTAATGTTGTTGAGTTATCTGCTTTTGCTTGTATTTGATAAAAGTTAGTTGAGTATGACCCAGAACCTGCTTTAGTGTATATGGTTTGGTAACTGGTTGTTAAGTCACTGTTACCTATACTTGTAGTTGTACCTGAACTTGCTGTTGTGGCTGTATAAGCCATTTGAACTGTACCGATAGCACTTAACATATTAGTCCAGTCAGTGTTCTGATCGTTACTTGAACCACCACTTCGTGACGCACTAAAGTTTAATTTACCGCCAGCATTAAAAAATGCTTGTCTATGTGCCGCATTACTAAATGTTACAGTACAATCATGAGTAACTGTAGTACTCCATGCCGCTGTTCTAGTACTTGTATCTTTGTTTTCTGTTGATAAGTAAGATGCGTCAGCAGTTAATCTGCTATTATATCCGTTAGTAATTGTACCTTGAATATTATTTAAATCTGTTTCCTGTATAGTACCAGCATTAGCAACATCAGAAACTGTGTTGGTTGCTCCGGCATATACCGCTATATCCTGAGCGGCATTAATAATGTCATTAGTGTTTGTATCTGTAATTGTGGCTCCAGCGGCTGGATTGTAAACACTCCAACTTTGACCCCACCCTTCGGTGCCGGATGCTGTGCCAGTAATTAATAAAATATTGTTTCGTGTAATATCCCAATCGGACGCAGTTATTGTGTCTCCTGGTGATCTATTTGTCATTGTTGATAATGCCATCTGTAATATCTCCTACTTTATACAGCACATTTAATGTGCTCTCTTCGTAAGTATTTATCAAATAACTTAAATTATGAGTCTTGAGTAAACCTTTTTGTCCATAGTGTAAGACTGTATTTAACGCCTTCTTCCAACTCTTCACATACATGCGGGTGGGTAACTTGTCCGGGCCACAATAGCATAACGCCTCTGGGTACATGCCTATTTGTGAAGTGCTGTCTGGGGAAAGTTAATTCGGCACCCTGGTAGTCTTCATTTAATTTAACACTTCCACTTACCATGCTGGCATCGTTATGTAAGTTTAATGATGTTTGTGTATCTAAACTGTAACGCATAGCAAAGTAATCTCTTATACCGTACATGCTCATAGGCGGCCAATATGCTTCTAGTTGCGGCCAAACATGCTTTGTTAAATTCTTTTCCATTTCTTTATAAAGATTAGGACAAAGTTTTTGTATTCTTATTTCCTGTGCCGGATAGGCATCGTCAGGTCTAGGTTCCCATCCACCGAGTTGGTCACATGCTCCAATAATATCATCACACATTTGAGGTGTTAAATATTCACATGCTACTATATCATCTGCTACTGTCCAAATTTTATGATACCTAGCAAAGTTAATAGGAACAACCGCACCTCTATTAAATAGTTGGTTTACTAGACGTTGATATGCTTTTTTATCTTCGTCGCCACCATTACCATGTAACACACAACTATAGCAACCTGTTTCTTTATTGTATACTTGGTTATTATCTGACACACTTAAACTGTTAGCAGTACCACTCACACATTGAAATATATAATTTTCTATATCTAATTTAATATTCCAATTGCCTGATAAAAATAATTTTTGATAATATAGTTGATCGTCATCTGCTTTATTAATATCCGTGCGTAACATTTCTTTTATAACACTTGCTTTACCAATAAACCCGCCACTGTTTAAAAATCTATTCCTTGTGTGTACTTGTGGGAATTGTTCTGCTATACTATTGTCTGGCCATATTAACGGTTCGGCGCCAAACACTACATCTGCTCCAAACTGTTTAAAGCGATTTACCAACTCTGTTTCCGTATCGTTGATAACAACATCGTATCCGTCGACAAACATAACTATATCGCGGTCATCGACATTACGCAATCTACTTCTTAAATAATGTACTTTGTGACCTCCGCCTGGGCCATCTGCCATTACACCGCCTTGCCATTTTTCGCCTACGCCTAACATTTCTAAATGTAGATTATGTATCTCGCAACTCTTAATAAGTTGTTCTGCTTTTTTACTCTCTGTTGCTACAGTAAACAATCTAAAGTCTTTCCATTCCTTAAATCTTAGATTATTTTCTGTGTCTGTTTTACCTATTGCTGTTTCTCTTTTGTGAGGAGTAAAAATATTATTTTTATATGCTAAGCCTTTTAATTTTGGTAAATCTTTAAACTCTGGATATAAGTCAGCATGTGGACTTGTACCTAACATCATTGGCAAATATTCGTCTGCTGGTATAATGTTTTTTACAGCGACATTGTTTAATAATTTACTTGCTCCTTGTACACTTAATGCGTATGCGGCCGTCCAATAACAGTATCCTGGTATTTCAAATAAATCATCAAACCCTTGAGCATTATTATCCATATTATACTTGGATAGATACACTAAGTCAAATTCATCTAGCCGTTCTGATATCTGAGTAATATTATAGTTGTCTGTGCTATGATATAAATCATCTTCTATGATGATGCCTGGCTTGCCACTAGTAACAATTTTACTCCAGGCAGTAATATGGCTTAGTGTACATCCTACTTCGCCTGGTGTAAGTGGTCTATCTTCTATTGGGTCTAACCATCTACTATTAACCGCCATCTTATTATCTAATACTTTTTGATAATCTACTAATGTTCCGTCTACGGCATTGATACGTTCAAAGTCAGATATATCTAACTTTTCAAATAATTGCTCAGTATTCTCTTTGCGGTCTATTCGTTTTTCTAAATTAATATAATAGTGCTTCATCGCCAATGTGGGCCTTCCACCCATGTTACTAAACTGTGTCTTATTCCGCTGGTAACTGGTGTTACTCTGTGCCTGTGAAAACTTGGAAATACAATTATTGAACCTTTGTGAAATGCTTCAGGCGGTAGTACCGGTAAGGTTGGATCAAATTCAAATTTGCCACCTTCGTACTCACTTGGATCAGTTAGTTGAAATACTAAACTTAACTTTCTATGGAATGCTCTAGGTTCTGCCCAATCAACATCGTGATGCCAATCATACTTACCAGGAGTATCTGGGTCACCTATATATTTTGTAAATTGAATTTCGTTAACATATCGTAAGTCTAAATCAAACGAGTCTCTATTAACTTGATTAGCATAGTGCCATATTTCGTCGACTATTGCTTTTTCGCTTTTAGAATTTAACCAACGTATTTCACTTTTACGATAGGACGAATCTTGTTTGCCGTTTTCAAATCCTATAATTGCTTCGTTGGGTGTATAATTTTCTGTTGCGTACTCGACAATGTAGTCACACCAACTAGGGTCTAATGCTTTGTCAAAGAATAACCAGTAATCTCCTTTCATACTACTAGTTATGACTTTTTAAGTTACGTTAAGTGATTATTTGACGCCGACTACAACTTCAACAACACCATCATCAAAGGTATCTTTATTTGTTAATGCTCTACCAATAATACATCTCATATCGTAATCGTTATTGCCTAGTGCTTTAGCAAAACCTGGTTTACTACCACTTACTAGTCTTTCGCCTTTCTTAATACGGCCTTCGACCTTACATGGTACTCTACCTGTTAATGCTACCGGCAAACCTTCTGCTTCACTGTTCATTAAGTATGCTGGGTTAGTAGATACTACTCCAAATACATTGGCATCATTGAATCCAGTTGTTTGTGTAACTTCTGCTGATCCGCCTAACTTAACAACTGTGCCTGCTTCGTAATCCTGATCTGCTGAATATATCTCAGCCAAATCCGCATATTGAGCCGATGTTGCTGTACCATTAAATGTAGTTGCGTACACATCGTTCCATTTGTTACTGCTTGAACCTAAGTCATGAGTATTGTTTGTTTTTGGAACCACGTTAGTTGTTATACTACCTTGTATGCTTACATCATCTGATGCGGCGTTACCAAATTGAGTGTTACCAGTAAACGTACCACTTGTACCAGATACAGCACCACTAAAGGTTCCTGCTACACCCGACACATCACCACTAAAGGTTCCTGCTACACCCGACACGTCACCGGCTGATGACAAACTACCTACAGATGTTGCTCCTGATATATCGGCGACGCCATTAATGTCTAATGAGCCACCTTCAATTTCGCCTGACGCAGTAATTGTTGTTGCTCCAGAAATTGCTCCATTAATAGTTAAATATGAGCCACCTGTGATCGAACTACCTGCTACTATTGTTGTTCCAACGTCTAACGCAGTTCCAACAAAGGCTTTTTTCCTAATTACAGCACCACCTTGTGCTCTAAAGGATACTGAATAATCATTGTTGTTGTCAGCATCTGCTGTGCTTTCAATATGGAATGCTCCGCCAATATTAGCAGTATCAGTAACATAAACGTTGTCAACAAATAATTGTCTCCATCGATAGAGATCTGCACCAATATCAAATTGACTGTCTTGCCTTGGTCTCATACCACTTATAATGTCTGCTACAAATTCAACACCGTCTGATGATGAATCACCAACTCTAACACTACCGTTAAGATTTGTTTGTCCAGTTACAGTTAATGTAGATGAAACATTTGCATATCCAGCCACTGTTAAGTAACCTAAACTGCTTATGCCGTTAGTTGCTGTAATAACGTTTGATATAGTAGCATCTGCTGATGTAAAATCATCAAAGTTAATATCTGCTGTTACACTATTAGCAACAATGTTACCTGTAACAATTAAGTCTTCAGTTACATTAACGTCAGCAAAGTTACCTGTAGTAGCATTTGTTGTTGTAGCATGTATTTGATGTATCTTATTGCCGGTTTCACCTATGCTAAGTTGAGCACCCGAAGCCGGTCTAATTAAACTTGAACCACCATTTTGACCAAAGTATGCTGTGCCGTTAAGGTGGAGGTCTTGCCATCTGTTCGTACTTGAACCTAAATCATAGTTATCACCTAAGTCTGCTACAATATCAGCACTTGATCTAACAATAGTACTAATTGGGTAGTAAGAACTACCAATTTTTAAATTTCCTGTAACACTATCTGCTTCGATGGCTCTATCTGCTAGTGCTATTGATGTGTTAGCATATTCGTTTCTTAGGTTAAAACCTTTTTTGATTTTACCTGATGTTCCGTCGCTTCCTTTAAAGCCGGCGGATGATACAATTTGATCATACCAAACAAAACTAGATGTATCATCATCTGTTTGAGATACAACATCTGAAACTAAGAATTCAGTGTGATCACTGAATATAGCCATAATGGTTTCACCATTTGGATGTTCAGCATCTGTTTCTGAATTATTAACATAAGTCAAGGCATGTACTGCTCTGGCCACACCTGCTGAATCTTTTAAGAATATTGTTCTGCCTCGTGTACCATAGGATGATGGCGTACCTAACGCACTGACTAACTGATATTCATCTGTTACAGTACCTGAGTAACTCGCATCATGGAAAGCACCGCTACTGTAAATTTTTAATTTATTATCGGAAGTATCAAAATATGAAACTCCATCTGATAGACCGTCGCTTGGTGGAGTTTCTGATACTACGGTAGAAACCCTTACCCAACCTTCTGTGCCTTTATAAACTCTTAGGACTTTGCCTGTTTTGTCATACCACAACTGTCCAATTAATGGAGATGCTACACCTGGTGCGGTTGCACTAGCAAAGTTTTCTAAGTGCCTTATAGAATTTTTAACAAACACGTCACCGTAGTTTGTTACATTCTTACCAATAAGTGTAACAGAATATGTTGTAGTATCAAGAGTTCCGTCAGCAACCGTTATTGTACGAGTGCTGTCTGTATTTGAAACTGTATATGCCATCTTTTATTTCCTCTTTATGTCATCTGTATACGCAATGTATACACGACTTCTATTATTCTGTTTAAACTTTTTTGTACTGGGTGAAATACAACGTGTGTTAATAAGTCGCCGCTTGTACTCGCAGTAGTGGCATTCGCGCCATCTACATACGTCATAAGTCCTAATTCGTCAAATATATAATCACCTTCGTTATTTGAAGATGTATCAAACGATTGTTGTCCTGAAGGTTCGTTAAGTCCTAATGTACATGTAATTTTCATGTCAGTAAAACCTGATCCTTCAATAACTTCTAACTTGTTACTTGATTGATCATTGTTTTGTGCCGTTGTACTAATTACTTTAGCAAACGTTTTTCTATACAATGATGCTGATGTCTCTCTGCTTTCGCTAGTGTTTGTGCTTTTGTAAATTACTTTACCCGAACTATCTACACTTGTTGCGCCGTTTCCGAATGCCATAAAGTGTATAATTTTATTGTCCTGGTTTCCTAATGCCTGTGATATTAGATAACCTAAGTTACCGTAGTGAATAGCATTTCTTTTGTTTACTAGTTCCTCGCCAGTTTCCTTATCTCTAATAAGTATATGACCTGAAACATCAAACCCTATGCTATCAGTCATTGGATTGTCTGAATTTTCTACTTTTTCGTTGTTGTTATCTTTATCGTTCATATCAGTATTTATCTCTTTTATAAAATAGTCCGTTTATTTCTCAACCTTAATCAAAGTAAGATCCTGGTTTATCTTTTAGGAATCGAGCAATAGTGGTGGTTGAATCTGCTAATGCCACATTTGCTTGGTTCCAATATGCTTCTTCTGGGTCATTATTACTGCTACTGAAAGCCTGTGACCCGATTTCTATTCTGTTTTGTTCACTAGCATCAATCACTTTTGTTCCTGCTGGATGTGATTCAACACTAGTACCTAAAGTACCACGTGAAACGTCTTTTAATACATTTCCGTCTATAGCACCAAATGTTATTCTTTCGTCGCCTATATAAATTACACTGGCCTTACTACCTGAGAACGGTAATGTTACCTTTGTTGCGTCAGTTAATATAATAGTACTATCTGTTTTAGATATTGCTGTTGCTAGTGTTGTTTTAAATTCGTTTGATATTCTAGTATATTCTACAGAACCATTTAATCCTAAGAACATCTTGTACGATACATTAGCACCGCCACTTTGTGATCCAGATTGTACGTTAAACTGTAAACCTTCGAATGCGTTAAATAATACATGCTCTGGTGGTCTGGCCGGGCCAGCATATCCTTTAAAGAATGTATTACTGTCAAATCCAGCATACGTTATTGAATCTCTTACTAGTTCGCTATCCAATGTTGTATTAGCCATATAATTGTTTACAACTGTATCGCTATCGTATCCATCACCGTCAAACGCAGTTTGATCGTAACCAAATTCAGTTGCTAGTATCTCATTGCCTATGCGATCATAATATGATTTACTAAACAAATCAGCATTAAGTTCTTCACCATTGAAATCCGCGTAGGCAAGTATTTTTAATGTAGTAAGCCTAGTTGCCTTGAGTCCTGTAATAATATCATTTGAGAATGATGTATTGGCAATCTTTGTGTTTAGATCCATTATTGTTGGATGATATACAAATAGTCTTTCTATGTGATTTATAGGTGTAGCATTTGCTGAGTCTGTTAGTAACTGAGACATTCTTGCTTCAGCAGTTAAACTTGTTGGCTGACTGTAAGCATTTGCTAATGATACATTACTAGCATCACCTAATGCTATAATATCGGATTGATTCCTGTCTATGTAAACTTTTTCAGTAAACGTTCTAATTTTTGTTGTACTATTTAATGTAGCATTCCCCCAATTAGAATATTCCGAATCAGTACTAATAATATTAGCATCTGCTACAGAGTTAGGATCAAGTATTCTTGCTTGTACTGATAAGTTCGGTTGATACGGTGGCTTATCAAAGTCTGTAGCAAACGATTTAGTAATTTCTGTGTGAGTTTTTCTATCATTGAAATCTCTTAACTTACTAGTATATGGTTTTACCGTTTTTATGTAATCAGACATATCGCCAAACGGATCAATCTTGGTTGTAATTTTTTGTTCTAAATTATCAGCACTTTGTCTAATATTAAAGTATGATGATTTAAAGAACCACTCAGTTTGATACTGTTCTGTTAGAATGTAATTTAACATTGTGAAATACAGTTTGTTAGTTAAGTTAGTAGACTTAAATACATTAGTAATTATAGCATCTATTAGTTGTCTAATTTCTGTTGCTAACACTGAATTTTGTGCGCCATTATAGAACTCTTTCTTAATCTGTATAGTACCGTTAATAACTTTAACTAATTCGTAATCGTCTGTAACGCCATTATACTCAAATATTCTATCAGGATTTATATTGTCCACTACTTGTACAAATACACCATCGTCAATTCCTGTTAGAGCAAACATATCTTTAAGTGTAGTTACATTTAATCTTGCTTTAACATTACTAGATGTGTAGCCTTCTTTTACCCAGTCTGTAACTTCATACAAGTTCGACGTGCTTACATAAGCATTCCAACCTTTATATACGTCACCCGTTAATATTATTTTTGCTAACTCTCTATTTAGGAATGATCTAGCAGTTCGTTTTGCTTCAGTAACTTTCATAAACATAGTCTGACGAGGTCTAATACTTATTCCGTACTTCTCAAATTTGTTTAAATGTATATCAGGTACAACATTACCTTGCTTGTCTTCACCTGCTAAACTATCGATTAGTTTATTAATAAACTCTCTTGGTATTCTTGACAGTTCAGCATTTTCGCCAAGTAATATATACGACTCGTGTTTGTTTTCGTACTTAGTATCTTTCCTAGAAAAGTTTGTTTGTAGAACACTATTGTCATCTGTTAAGTAAGTCTTAATATTATTAAATACCATAGTGTTATTGTCTGCTACACCATATGTAGGTAATCTTTCTGCTCTAGGTGATTCAAGTAATCTTGATACCTGTTTTGCTGATATTGTTCTGTTCTTAACATTTTGAGGTACTGAGTCAATATCTTTAACCCAATAATAATATGTGTTACTGTAAGTATTTGTTTTAGTATTAAATACTTGATCTACTAAATAATTCATTGCTGATAATGGCGTACCTTTACCAGTGTAGTCACTTGGTGTTTGTTTACTTTCTATCCATTCGTATACATCAAAACTTGAACCTGTGACATATGAACCCCAGTAATCTGCTCTATAATCTACATTTGCTTGTTCATACCAACGTACTCGCATTGTGCTGGTATTCCACCATAATTCTCCAACATTAACTTTACTAAAGTTACTGCCGTCATTATTATAATATACTGGATCACCATCGCTGATATATTCAATATTTCTTTCTGCTTCTGGAATAATAAATCCTTTGAACGGATCATGTAATATTACATCGGTTACTCTTTCGCCATTATCCTTTTGATATATTAAAGCATTCTTTAATTTACTGCTATCAATTAAAGCATCTTGTCTGAGTTTAACAGAGCCATCTTCTAAGTGTGCCCAACCGGTAACATCATATTCGTCAATCCAAGTCTTACCAACTGATCGAGCATTGTCATACAAGCCTTTATATCTTCGCGACTCGAAGTATAATACATCTACATCAGACTGTAATTTGCTATTTAAAATACTACTATCGTCAACTTTGCTTAGATCATATTTGTATATATCGCCAAATGCTGAACTTGAAAGTCCTTCAAACTCTGGTGGTACTGTAGTGTTGTACATAACTAAACTATCACCGTCGCCTGATCTATTAAACGGATTACCGTCGCCAGTGTTATTACCGTCGCCTAGGCCAAAATCACTACCTGGGTTACCAATTTGTGATCTAAAGCCAATTGATTGAGGACTATATTCGCCAGTAGGTATACCAATAGCATCTAGTGTTCCTGGAACTACATCTTCTAAATCAAACCCATCACCATCTGAGGTAAATGTTAATACTTGTACGTCAGGATTAATATCAACTACATCTGCTGTTAATCCGCCGTCTGGTCCTATTGCTTCATTAATAACATCCGCCAGTGCTTCAGCAGGTGTCTCTGGTCTAGCCGGACCGGCATTATTTGCTACTAAGGCCGGAGGTTGTCTACAGTCAATAACACTTCTTGATGAAGCAATAACTCTAGCACCAAATCCAGGCCCTTCAAGTCTTTGAGACGCATCGCCGTCGTCTACATATTTTAGAGGTATTCCTCTTTCTTGTTCTGCTGGGAATATTTCATATACTCCTCTATCTAGTATTCTTAATTTTGTAATACTACCAGATGTATTAATTTCTGCAACTTCAAATTGTGCTGATTGTTCTACAATATCTGGATTGTCTTCGGCAATTAACTCCCCTTTGCTTAGTATTGCTCTTGCTTTGAATCCTTGACCCGAACCAATTGCTTTAACTATCCAATTTCTCATTGAGAACTCTGCTTGGAATCCACCTTTCTGTATAATTTCTAACCTTGTAATTGTATCTTTATTAGCAGTTTCATAATTTGGATCTTCGCTTGGTGACACATAACTAATTTTTATGTTAGGTGTTTTAACTGCTGTAGTATATTCTGTTATACCTACATTTGTAGCACCTTCTGGTCTTCTAGAAAGTATGTTACTGTCATTTATTAAATTAAATACTCGTCCTGGTCTTGTTACTTCAACATACCATGTACCTTTAATCTGTCTATTTTTACCAATTTTATATGTTGTTAAAGTTAAGCCTAATCTAGGATCAGCATTAACAATTTTATAATCGCTGTCATTGGAATATATTTCCCATCTATTAGTTGCGCCTTCACTAAATCTTGCTTTAATAAACTTGTTGTTTAGATTATTTACAGCATCAATTACTTGTTGTAATGACATTGTACTTGTTACAGGAACGGTTAACGTCTGTGTACCGCGATCTGTGTATTCTATTGTAATACCTGTGCTTAATGATATACTGCTAGGATCTGCTATTACTGTGCTGTACGCAACATTCTCGCCGCCTTGTAGCCACTTTCTTAATACGTTGTTAGTATTATTCCAATATGCGCCAGTTGCCTGTGTTAATGCTGTACCGTTACTACTATCATAATCGCTACTGTAAATTGTGCCGTTTAAATCTTTACCTTGATTGCCTGCTTGTCGTTTCCAGTTACCAATCCATGGTTTAACCTTTGTGCCGTAACTAACTAAGTTGACACCATTTGGTTGAACAGTTTCTGCTTGATCTTTACTGGTTACCGAGAATATCATTTCTTGTGGGCCGTTATTATTTTTCTTATAATCATACCCAGGCATAAATCCGCCTTGATCGTTTTGCCCATTTGCTCCGTATTTTCCTAAGAATTGCATTAATGGCATTCTAGTACCATCCGGTGCTTGTAACCATATCATACCGTAATCGCCGGGCATAGTACTTCTCATAATAAAGTCAATATCTATATCCTGAATTATAGCATCATCGGGTATCTTATCAAAATTAAATTTAAATACCAATGCTTCAGATTCTCCCATCTTAACATACGGACTTGACATTGGCCTATAGACCGTGTTATAATGTATTTTGTTCATGGCCTTTGCTAACTGAAATGCTGGCACTGGCTCTACATCTCTTACTTCGTTACCATCGGCATCTTCTGTAATTGTAATAAGTTCGTCCGGTAAATGTACTGTATATGGTACTCTTAAATAACTCTGACTAATATCTTTCTGTATAACAAATATATCCCAATTTTGTTCTATTGGACTAATTGGTAATGTGGAATTTTGTCTGGACGCATTAACATCAACACTTATGTATTGATCAGTACCTGATTCTACACTATCAAATTTAAATGTGTTGCTGTCAACCTGTGTCACATTTAATGAGTTAGCCATATCAATTGACACACTAGTTGTTAAACTATGTGCTTCAGACTGATCTTGATATGTTACAGTTTTAGTTGTCTGGTTCTGGAACTCACTTATAGTATCAATTGGGTAGAATCTACTCCATAAATTTGTAAAGTCTGGTACACCGTATGCTTCAAAGTTAGGTGCTTTTTCTAAGCCTAATGTTGTTTCTACTTTAAAGAAAACTCTATTATTACTAACTCTTAAGAAAGTAACAATTCTACCATTGAACCTAGTTAGTGTCTGACTTAAGAAATGCTTGTATTCGTTACTTGTATCGCTGTCGTATACTTCAGCATCATGGAAAACTTTTAGTAATCCTTTTGTGTTTTCTGGCATTGCCGCAAACTTTGTGGATGGATTATGACCATTTGGAAATACTGTTCCATTTGGTATTTCCCATACACATAACCATGAACCATTAAGATTACTTAGTTCTATTTCATTGAACACATCATAAACTTTACTGTTCTTAATTAGTTCGGTTCCTAACTCGCCTTTGTCATGAATACCTAAGCCAAACATCATCATTGCTCCGGCATTTTCATAATCTCTTGTTCCAACAAACAGTTTATATTCTCTACTACTGTTTACTAAGTCTGCTCTTGAACTGATTTTAAATGTATCTTTTGCCGATAACTCATCTAATGCTATATCAGATCTTTTGCGATCAATTTCTAGTTCATTAATTGATGATGAGTAAGTATCAATGTAGTTTGGAACTGTTTCGCTATTGATCCAATCCTTATCGGTACCGCCGCCTTGTTCGATATATTCTCTATAAAAACTGTGATAGTATGACGTTGCTGATCTACCTGCTACTTTTAATGTAGGCTGTAATCCAGTTGTGCTTGGTGCGTAAACACCTCTAACTGTTACGCCTGGTAATTTATGTTTAGGATCATTCTTATCAACAATTTCAAATCTTGTATCTGCTGGGTTGTATCCAATACCTGGATTTTGTATATCAACTCTATCAAGGTAGTAAGCACTATTATCTAGTGTTTTAGGTTGGCCACCTACTATAGCAAGTTTATCACCTATTCTATAGTTAAAGCCTGTACTATCCTCTATTGATCCAGGATTAAATGCTACATTTGAATTTGCGTCAAAGGCACCGCTTCTGGAACCTTCACCTGATCTTGGTGTTATTGCTAATCCGTCCATTCTTAAATAGTCTGCTGTCATAAATGGGTTACTTTGACTCGGTACACCAACAGACTCAGCAAGTTGTATAGTACCGCTTGATGCTTTAGTTGTTAATACCTTAGGAGCAGAGAATCCTGTTCCTGTAGACTTTGATTGTAACTCTTCGTTAGTTAGATTTGCTCCTAGAGCCAAGTTAGCACTAGCAACTGATTTCTTTTCAACATATGGCATAAAGTCGCCTACTTCAGCAAACGGACTTCTTGAACACCCCATGCCTAAACTAAATGGTACAGCACTCTTGATCTTGACAGCCTGTAAAACAGGAATATCGATATCAGTGAAACAGCCTGCTTTTCTTCTTTGCTGTACAGGATGTATATCCCATAATGAGGTAAAGAAGTATCCACTACCTTCATTATCTCTGGTGTAGTAACTTCTGTCTTTTTCATCACCTGTGTCTGGGCCACCCATCTTTTCGCCGTAGCCTACAATCTTCTTATACTTCCAACCTGTTTCGTCATTAGTGTAGTCTTCAAATTTAACGTATTCTTCCAGGCCGCCATAACTAAATACTGTTCCTCTTACAAGTAACCCTAAAACTAAGTTTTGTCCAAATCTTGTTGGCTTATGTCTGTTCCTACCTTCTTTAGTAAGATCGTAATTCATTTGTTTTAATCGTTGTGTTAAAGGATTACTACCACTAGTATCGTCCTGCTTACTAAGTTGTAGTTCTAATTTATACCAACTAATACCAGGCTTAAAGCCTTTAAATCTAATTTCTGCTCCACCTAGGTTTAATCCTTTACCGCCTTTGGAACGCATTTGTTTGAAATCTACATTAATCCAATTACAAGTATCGTTACCATATCCTCTAATATCGTACCATTTAGGCTGTGTACCAGAACCGGAACCTTGTATAGTTTTATTAACAATATCGCCTTTCTTTTCAGATGAGGGTATTAATCGTAAAACAATAGTTCTATATCCGCCTTCTATTGGGTCTACGCCTCTATCATTTAATATTTGTTCAACTAACATACCAAAGCCTTTGCCCGGAGGGGATGAAGGAATACGGACTGTTAGCGGATCGTGTCTGTTTTCTACTTCTGCCCAGCAATCTGTAAGATATCTAGTGTTGTCGCCTTTAACTTTTGGCTTTTTGCCGCCCCACCTTAAACTTTCTTCTATTAAGTTAGAGCCTGTTGTTGGATCTACAACTTCGCCAAATGCTGTTTCGCCCCAACCTTGGCCGCCACCTGGTATAACACAATTAACTTCTTCTTTGGTAGGTTCGCCACATATTGCTCTATAGTCTGAGTTCTGGGAATTGATGCCATCTGCTAACGCACATGGATCACAATTATCATTTAAATTAATTCGTTGATTTCCGAGGAACATTACCTCGCCGCTGTTTGAACATAGATCGCCGTCTAGTACTTTAACGTATCCTGGATCGGCCTCGCATAAGTCAACTATTGCTTCATTGTATTTAATTTTTTGTTCTGACGTTGCCATTGATCCGTTAACATACGCCAAGTATTGAGTCCATTGACTATAATTGCCACCTGCGGCCTGGAAATCTCTCCATCCTACTCTAATTCCTTGATCGTATGTATCGTAGTAAGAACCATTTTCATTACCAATACCTGCGCCGCCAATAATGAAGTTATAATATTGTTGTGCTATTGCTAACAAGTCGGCGTCAAAATCTTGTACTGCCGCGGCTTCTCCAGCATTGTTTATATCATATAGTGATATCTTAAATGAGCCGCAATCTGGGCCATCATCAACTACTGGTCCCTGTGGTCCTTGTGGTCCTTGTGGTCCTTGTGGTCCCTGTGGTCCTTGTGGTCCTTGTGGTCCTTGTGGTCCTTGACCTCCTGAATAGCCGCCGCCTCCGCCGCCGCCATTTAATTTAATTAACTCGCCCTCTGGCTCGCCAAATGCTGAAACAGTATTAAATGTCTGGTAACCTGGATTGCCTGTGTAAATTCCATCCATACCTTGTAATTCAGCATACTTCTTATAGGCATTATGTGCGCCTTTGGCCACATCTTTGTTTAAATAAGGACTTGTTGACGATGACATAATATTGTTATGATATTCGTTAACTGTTTTGTTTTTTGCAGAAAGTATATCAAGTGTAGGAGCATTACTTTTACCGCCACCTATTCTAGTTAGTTTTCCTGCTTTTTTGCCTTTATCTATAATCTGCCCTAGATTGTCTTGGTCAATCATGTATTGGCCACTTAACGCCGCTGAACCTAATTTGGATTTATTGTTTACTAGTATCTGATTAATATAACGTGGAACACCATTTTTAACGGCATTACCCGCATTGTTAGTATCAAATTTTACTGGTTCTAAGTTTGTTAAGTTGTTTGGTACACTAACAAACTTCTGATTATAAGCCGGATTTAATGGATTGTCTAGTTTAAAGTTTCTACTACCAAACATGAATCCTGCTGTTATACTTCCTGTACTTTGTATAACACCTTCTTTATACCTTGCGGCAAAGTTTAAACTGTCGCTGACATCTTGTATAGATTTAGTATTAATTAGTGTGGTTTTTGCTCCATTAACTTTAACAGAGTTCCAACTATCTAATGAGTATTCAACATTTTGTTCTTTAAGATCGACACGTTTATCGCTGTTAGCAAAACCGTAAACTGGAATCACTGTTGATTCACCTAAGTCTGGGTCATCTGAGAAAGGCGATGCTGACACCATTGATTGTGCCGCTATTCTATATTTTGCGTTTAGGTTTCGTTGTATAGCACCGGATATAACCATAGAGTCAAATCTAGGACGTAATTTCATTTCTGATCCTAAGTCTGATGTGCCTTTTACAAGTATAATATCGTTGACCCAGTATCCTTCTGTATCTACTGGCAATGCTCCTAAGTAAGGTGTTTCGACAGTAATTATATCTTTAGTTACAGCAGACGGTGTAGCAAACCCTGTATACTTACCGTTCTTAGTAAGTTTGATTGCTCTGTCTTTGTTTGGTCTGTATGCTGTATATGAAACAGAAAATTCATTTGTTGTTGCCGTAGCACCCGGAGCCTTAATTGTGTAAAACTGATCTCCTTGATCGCCATCTTCGTCTATAATCACAATAAAATCAAGTATATCAAATTCGTTACCACTTAACGCATGTCCGTTAATACTGTTTGAGAACTTCAATTTGCCTTTCTCGTAAAGTCCTAAGCCGCCATTGCTTATACGGATATTTACTAGTCCTTCTGAACTTGCGGCTGTTGTACTTACTACTTCGGCATGTATAGTGTATTTTCCTATGCCGTGATCTACTGAAACAAAATCAGTAGCAGTAAATATGTTAATTGGCAAATATGTTTCACTTGACGGTATTGTATTTCCTAAGAATCCGCTAAATGTAGCATTTGTATTAATACCACCTATACTATCAAAAGTGCTAATATTAATTTCTTTGTCGCCTGTAAATGATGCCCATTGTACTTCGTTACTAGGCACTCTACCATATAAATTATTGATAGTATACTTAGGTGGCAATGAGATAACATTTTTATTTAAATCGTCAGTATATCTAATAGTTAAATTCGATGTTAGTGCTGTAGGCATAGTACTTAGTGCTATACTTAATGATCTATCTGTTCCAGCAAATACTTCTGCTGTCGTGCCATTTAGACTTGCGGTGTCTACACTACCAGTATAGAATGTAACGTTGTCTTCAGGTCCAAAAATATTATTGTGATTATTACAACTTAGATGATATATTTTTCTAGGTTCTACAAAATATTGCACATCTAAATTTCCATTTGGACTATTAAATACCGCGGCATATTTTAATGATGAAATATCGCTTGTTGGTATAACAGATGTATTCGCTACACTTACTTTAAATGTATTTTGTGTAACTTCCTTAACTATAAATGACGTATTGTTTAAATAATCGCTGTTGTTAGTTGTACTAAATATTACTTTTGAACCTACTATCATATCATGAAGAGGATCAGTAAAAGTTACTAAGTTTTGGTTCAGCGAACTGTTTGAAATAATTTCTAAACTTGATGCGTTTGCTACTGGTATAGCATGATTAATTATATTTTGTGCTGATCCTTTAGCAATAGTAATATATGTTTTACCTACACTTGTTACATTGGCCTGTCCTTCAATACCGCTTACATTTAAGGTGTCGTTGATTCTAACTATATCTGTGTTTGACATTCCTTCGACATCAGTATATATTTTGCTTTCATTTTTATATGTCGCCATTCTAATAGTGACATCAACCTCTGTAATTACTGGTTGATTTTTGCCTGTATAGTTTAAAGGCAAGTACTTAATATCAGCATTCAGATCATTACCTAAAATTCCTGTTATAGGTGTTGTCGACGTGTTAGGTATACTAACTAAGAAACTACCAGCAGTTGTAATATGTTCTGGCTTATCAGATACATAACCAAATACAGTACCTGTATTTAAAATACTGTTTGCGTCAGTTGTTGTAAACAATGTAGCACAATATCCTTTATCAGTTGGATCTGACATTTTGATAGGACTAGTTAAGTCATTAACAATAATTTGTTTATTGTTATTTTCGTCTATTCTATATAATACAGCCTTAACATCACCTGACAGTTCGTCTGCCGGTATAGAGTTATCGCTATTATCAACTGTAAAGAATGTATTATCTACACTTTCAATTTTTCTGTCGACTACTTGTGACAAGTTGCCACCAATCATCGATACTCTTAAATTATCTAATTTAAGATTTGTAACAGGCGATAATGTATAGTTGACTTTAATATTTTTAACTATGACTATAGGAATGATATATTCCTCGCCTATCGATGATGGATATACTGACACTCCTTCGTCGTATCCTAATTCTATTCTAAATTTGTTTGCCTCACCTTGAACCAACACACTTTTAGCATCATTGCTCCACCACTCTAATGGTCTATTTGTAGCACTAGGATGATGAGGCTGTATGTCGAATTGGTTTTGTTTGTTCTGACTTTTCAGTTTATGTCTATTTTTATATTTTTGAGTACCGTGATAATCACTGGTGTTTTCGACTCTACTTAAAAACTCAATACCTTCAGAAATACCTGCTCCTCTATCATTAAAATTAAATTTAACTACCGGATTAGCCTCGTTGATATTGCCGCCAATTTCTGAAACTGTGACATACTTGGATTGCGGATGAGCATAATTTGACGAATTGTGTTCGCCTGGATATCTTTTCCATAATTCTATTCTACTTGAAAAGTTTCTGCTACTTGAACTATTACCACCACCTATCACACTCATGTCTACGCGGAATCCATCCAGTGACGGTTTGTTCATAGGTTTTGTATATGTATCAACCCACCAATCAACATCTACATTTTTGTTAAAGGCAATCGGTGAATCATCTGTTGGTAGTATACTTCTATTTTCGCCATCAAAGTTTGTATTCTGTAAGTACCTCCTAGGATCTCTAGGTAGACTAGCAGGCGATGTTAATTGCTTTAATGTTTCTAAATCTGCTGGTGTAACATATCTGAATTCTAATTCAAGTTCTACGTTATCAATACTTCTAAATGATTCTGGCGGTTCAGAAAATATATTTTCAAAACTTAATTTATTATTCCCTGCTAGAGCACCAATATACATTGGCTTATTATTGTATTTGCTTGACCACTCATTTATTTTACTGCCGCCGGAGCCACCATAATTAATATTAGCACCTTTTAACAAATCTTGTTTTCTTGTAGTATTTCTACTAGAAGTGAATAATAATTTCTTAAGATCACCAGCAGTAACATCTTCTCTTAGTCGGATGTCTGCTGTATTATTAGTTGTGTCTTTATCAATATCAACTTTAAATCTTGTTGTTAAATCCTTAACACCGGCACTTGGGTTCATAACCACTAATCCGTCTACTGAATCAGTTGCCGAAGGCTTACTAAATATAAATTCTTTATTTGTTATGTTTGAAACTTGATCGTCTGAAACCTTAGTATTACCGTTTAAGAATTTAAATCCTCCTAAACCATATGTACCAATCTTTGTGTTATCAAAATTGTTTATATGTAATATGCTCGGTGATTGTAATCTTGTAATATTTCCTTGTAAATTTTGATATTCGCCTTTATATACAACCACATTAGAATTTGTTACAGCACTACCTGTTGGTTCAGCAATACTTGAATATGTAGTACCAGAATCACTAGTTACCTGTGATTGTATTACTGGGTATACGTTACCAGAGAATTGTGTACTATCTGTCTCAAAATGTACAAAGTCAGGTGTATTAAATTTCTTAACTGTTGCGTTACCTTCTATAGTTACAGCATCTCTCCATGCGCCTTGTATTTTGTCAGACGCTCCGTCTGTAATTAGTACATGAATGCCGCCACCCATTGGCACACTTAGAACTGATAATTTATTGTGTGCTGATTTGGCAACACTCGCATCATGGAATCTTAAATCACTACTTGTGATACTAAATGTTTTAGCCGCAGTATCTACATCAGCAACTGTATAAAATTGTGCTGGTATTGTATCAACTGATGAGTTATCACTAGCAGTAGATATTGATACGTTTGTGCTGTTTGTTAAATCTGTTAAGTCACCGGCTTTGAATACAACTTTATTAGTACTAGGTGTTATGCCAGTAATTTCTGCTCTTGTATCTTGTCTTAATACAGATTCAAAACCAACATAGCAATTTCCTGTGCCTATTCTAGCAAAAGATGTTGCTGTAATATTTGCTTCTGTAATATAAAAAGTACCTGCTCCGTTATCGTCTGTAACAAAACCAGCAACGGCATCTATAGGATATTTTTTACCTACAGTCAAGTTTGCCGACGTTGCTCCTGCTCCGTAAAAGTAAACATTATCTGGATAATCATTTTCACCGGTTCCTGGTTCTAGACCTTCTATATTGTCCACTGTGATTTGAACACTATTATTAACAGTAGCAATTCTTCTATCTTTGGTAACACCTGCTGGTCTATAAAACTCTACATTAGATAGCGGTACTTGTAATTTACCAAAGATTCTTTTTGTTGATCTTGCTTCTGTGTTAGGCAATGCTTCTGTGATAACACCCGTGGCACCCGGCGCCACACTAGTGATCTTTCTACTAATTCTTTTTAGTGGTACATACATACCTGTAAATACTGTTCTTGGTGTAGCAACTAATTGTTCGTTACTCCATTTTAAAACTATATTCGATAATTCAGCATTTTTAACAACTATGTGATTATCAAAATATCGTTTATTGTTAAGGTCATTGATATCGTTACCATCGGAATATAACGACAATGGATTATTAGAAAATAATGTAGTCTGACCGTTAACTGTGTCTACAAAGTTTTTAGCAGGAACTAATCCGCCTGCCCTGTTTTGCTCTCCGTGTAAAACTAATTCATACACATTCCAATCTTCGTTCTCTGCTTTAGCAAGATGTAAATGCTGACCTTCTATTGGATTTGTTCTCTTTCCACTAGCAATAATATTATCAAAATTTTGTATGTTAAATGCTTCCCATTCTACATTTGCTCTGTTTACATAACCTGCGTTTGGTATTGAAAATATAGTGTTGCTTGTAGTTGGCCATATACCTTTATCAACTGTATTAGTTGGACGTTTAAGCATTGTTTCAGTATTGTCAATATCAATAGTGATCTTGTTATCTGTTGGGTCGTCATCTATAACTTTGTATGTTCTTATGCTAGTTGTGTTAGCAATAATTGTATCATTAGCAACTGATTTGATTGATAATTTAGCACCAGGTATATCTGTTGTTAATGTATTGTTAAATTGTACTGTACCCATTTCCGAAATAGTTACGTTAGCATTAATGTTTATATTATTAGCATATTGAGAAACATTTGAAAATGTAACTCTGGTTGTTCCAGCAATAGCATTAGATACATTAACTGCTCTATAACTAGGCGTGTTTTTAATTTCCTTGCCGTCTATGTAAAATTCAATATACGGATACTGGCCATCAATTTCTACAACGTTGTCGTCTAGCATTTCTGATGTGCCTGTTAGATCAACTGTAAATGTATCTGAAGATATTTTAGAATTTAACTGCGATGAAGATAGTAAGTTAATACTTCTATCACCGTTATCAAAGCCAAAGTAACTTTTTGTTACACCTACACCGCCAATTGTAACTACAATGTCATTGATTGTAGTATTATTAGCAGTTTGTATTGGGAATCGTTGTTGTGGCTGATATCTGCCGGGTGTCATATTTAATACAGATAGTGAAGTACTTGGGTTACCACCTGGTAACGTGCTTTCTGCTAACTGGAAGTCACTACCTCTAATATATAATCGTTTGTCGCCACCCGATCCATAAACTTCTAACGTTCCTGTATCACCTGATATAGATGAACCATATGTTACAGGCAGTCTTAACGACGGATCTTGATACAAATCAAACTGTGTTGTTGAATGCCCTGTTCTAGATACTGTGACACCATTAATAGTAACATTATAGTTTCTACTCGGATCATGATCTACATAATAGTTGCCATCAGGTATACTAGTTAAATCTTTAACTTTTACAAAATCAACGTTAGCACTAGCATACGCATCGCCGCCATTTGCTGTTCCTGAATTAGAAATTGTGTTTGCGCCTATGGACAATGCTTTGTCGGTATATAATTCGTATTGATAATCAGTACCAGTTTCTTTAACATAGAACGTTGTGTTGTTTAATCCGTTAAATCCTGTACCGCCAACTACATTTTGTAGTAATACTGTATCTCCTGTGCTAAATGAACTTGATCCTATATTAGCAGTGAACAATGTTAAAATAGCAGTACTGGCACTAGTTATGGCCTGAATAGACGCATTTGCTCTAGTATTGCTAGGCGAATTAAAACCATGAACACTTCCTGTTGTGACTAATAATGGTAAAGCATTGTGTACATTAGTTACATCAGTTATACTTGCTTTTTCTAAATCAGTATCTAAATCACTAAATGCTACAACATCTGTGACACTTGCCAAAGATAGTTGCTTGTTAATTTGTGTAACAGTATGCTCTAATGATCTAGCATTTGCTAAGTCAATGTCGACACTGGTATTTGATGTTGTTGTATAATCTGTAATAGTTATATTAGATAACGCCGACGTTCCAGTTAACGGTACATCTACATCTGCTGTACTAAATGCTAGTCCATTTTGTAATACTTCGTCGATTCTAGCAACAACAATATTACCTGTAATGACTGCTACATTTGGCTTACTGGAATATCCGTCTCCACCTGAAGTAATTGTAACACTTTCTAGCAAAGCATTACTGTACAGTTTTGCTGTTGCCAGTGCGGCATTACCTTTTGTAGGTGGATCAATTTCTATAGTAGGTGTCTTAAAGTAAGTAGTATTTCTCTCGTAAACAAATATGTTACTAACAGCACCAGTAATATTTTCTGGATATAGTATTTCTACTTGTTGATTATCTGTTATAAAGTCACTTTGCTTCAGTGATATATCCATACTCTGATGGTTAAATACATCGCCAAACTGTCCACGTTTAATTGCCCATTCTTCGCTTATCTCGATATTCTTATTTGTATTAACAACATTTGATCGTAGCACACTTGTTATAGAATTGGCAGTACCTTTATTTTTAATTATACCTTTATAGAAATCATATTGTGCCGAGTCACTAAGTTTAATATTTGCTAGGCTGTTGTTTTTCTCAAAACCAATAAGTCCTCTAGCAAGATCAGTTTTTACTGGATCAATAGTCTGGAAGCCGTTTTCATGATAGAGACGTATATTGTCTACTAACAAATCAAAGTTTGGTAGTACACTACCTGAACTGCTTATAATTAAACCTTCAGCATTGTATCTGCCGTCCCAATTCTTGCTTCGTTGTGTGTGAATTTCTAATCTTTCTTGCCTGATACCAATAACGTTATTATAAATTAAATCATTAAATGCTGTATTATTATTAAATACCGCGGCATGTTCAACTAACTCTGTATGTATTAAACAGCCAAAAATTTGTCTTTCTGTTGGCGCAGTAATAGTTATTGTATTATCTTGTCTTACAATAGAGCAATCTCTAATGTTAATCATTTTCCCGTCGCTGTCTACTAATGAATTTTGTTCTTTAAGTGAATTTTTTATTTCTGATATTTTACCAGTAGAACTTTCAAACGTTATAGTGTTTGCCATTGGACTTAACACAATACTATCATTTTGTATATGATTCTCTGTAGTCCAAAATAATAGTCTTCTACCGGCAAGTAGCCAATCATTTACATCAGCAATAGATGAGTCAAACTCGCCAAAATCATAACCAGACAATTTCTGGAATCTACCAATACCAATTAGTAAATCAAATACGTCTTCGATTCTCTCGTAATGTTTATTATACGGAACCTTCTCTGTTTTGCTCAGAGGACGTTGATAAAGTGTTGCCTGTGCTCCACCTTCAGTAGGTAAGTCTGCTAATCGTGTCCATTGTGACGGATTAAATGTTCCAGGTAATACTTGCTCGTTTGCTCTATAATATGCACTACCTAGTTTTACATAACTGTTCACAGGATAAGACGTTTCAGTATTAAAGTTACTGTGAGAAATCGGTGTCCCGCCTTCTGCTACACCTTGTACTGGGCCTGACTTATCACTTGGTATAATGTCAAACATTTGCGATACTGTGTCATAGCCGGTTACTGAATAACCAGTTGCTGTTTTAATAACCTTAACACCTGTATAAAAATTACGTGAATTATAACCGCTAGTATGAACTGCTGTTACTACATCTTCTTTTGGTATTCGCTGGCCTGCGGAGAATCCGTCGACACTTAAACTGTCGCTGAATACTTTTAAATTTTTATCGTTAATAAATCCACCAAACTTATGACCTAATCGTGTATCAATTGTTCTGATTGGATTTGCTATCTCTGTATTAGTGTTAAGCGACTGGAATGTCAAGTAACTATCTGTAAGAGTGCTTAATCCAAATTTAATTGTAATATTTCTATTTTCTGGATTAATGTATCCGTGCGGTTCGTAATTATCAAACCCTACCCTTTTTCTCGTAGACTTACTAACTGCCTGTAACGGTGAAGCAGAAAATCTTACCTTGTCACTTTTATCATAAAATGTTGAGAAGAACAATGCTGGTCTTGCCAAGTACATTGCTTCTGCTACAGCAAACGGATAGTACGAACTCTTCTTCCAGGCGTATTCTGCCGGAGAGCCGTCACCAAATTTCCAATTATTTCTAGTTGTTATGTTGCTTGCCAGGACAGAAGTATGTGTTATTTCTTGTGGCGGTCTTAAATTTCCGCTACTATCCACAGGTATTGCTACATTAGGCCTTGCCCATCTTTTGTGATAACCTTTTTCATCGCCTGCCGGTATATAACCATTTTGTACATTCTGCCAAAATGATGTGTAACTACTTGTTATTGCCATTGGATATTGTGTAGACCACCATGTTGGTTTTTTAACATAGCCAAACATTTCCCATGGTGTAGTATGCGGAGTTTGTGTATCGTAATAATATTCATACACTCCTCTCCAATGTCCTGGTAACTTATGGTCTGATTCATAGTTCCAAGTAAATTTGTTAGAGGAGTCGTAATTGGAATTATCTCTCCAATCAACACCTGTTGCTCTAACCCACTTGTTAAAATTATTTTCTAGTAAGTCGTTAATTTCAAACCAATCGTAATCTGTATCGCTATATTTTGAAGGTTTGAGATCTTTTATAAAACAGTACTCTTCTGATCTGTTTGCTTTTCTGTATTCGTCTTTTATATTATTATATATTAGTCTTTCAAAGTCTAAAATAACTTGATCAATTTTATCACCTTGTCTAGGTACATAACTACCGTCATGGCATCTAATTACATCTAGGTCTTCTTGATAAGATGTATCTGAAATAAATGCTGGTTCGTATGCTGTTGCTATACCAAGTTTACTTAAACTTGCTGGTATCAATGCTGGTTCAGAATCTTCGTATATTCTTAGTTCTACAATATCATTCTTATTCAATGATACACTACTGTCAAATTTTATATCTAGTGGTGTTGATGATTCTATTTTAAAATCTTTTTCAGAACATAATACAGAACCATTATGAGTAATAGTATATAATGTTGTATCTAAATTAATATTAACAGTATTACTAAATGTATAATCCAGTACTGATGCGTTGCTTACACTAACACTTGATGTAGTGTAGTTTGTACCAATAGGTGCCATATAAGAAAGTTTATGAGCATCTTTTGAAATCTTAGAACTTTTAATAGTTTTAAGAATTGTGTCAATAATTTCTAAATTTGTTTGACTAAGATAATCATTATTATTAAGATACGATTCTGCTGTACCAATAAACTTGTTTTTAAATTTAGTATATTCGTTGCTACCAAATCTTAGAGCGTTTACAAACTCTCTGGATGGTGCTTTTGACATATACATTGCTGTAATTATATCGTCGGATGTTTGAGCAATCATTGCCTGTGTAGTTGCCGACTTGGCAGTATCTTTATAATTGTTAGAGCCACTTACTGACCCAGTAAAGCCTGATTGGTTCTGTACTACTGTATGGAAATGACCGATCATATCACCAAAGGAAAGATTGTTAATTGATGTATTTTTAGGATTAAACTTTAATACTTCTGGTATTTCAAAAAATCCATACGCATCAATTGTGGTTAATCTATCTTCCTTTGTGTAGGTCTTAACATTTATAAGATCGCCTTTTTGTAAAGTAACAGTATCTAATAATCTAATTCCTTGATCCTCGGTTACGATATTATAATCAGTTCCTAATTTTAATAATTCATCATTCTTGTAAACAATAATATCATTATTATATGGTTTAGCACTAGTTACTAGTACATTACTTGATACTGTTGTATCAGTAATTTGAATTACATCTTCGACATATTGCTTAGATGTTACTGGAAACTTGTCCTCATAATAATCATAATCAGCAATATCAAATTGACCTGCTGTAAGATCTGACTTTGCTACAAAATATGAGTTTTCAAACTTTACTACTTCGTCTTTGTGATATGTTGCTACACTATTAAAGTCTCTGTAATTTGATGGCAACTGTATTGGATGCCAATTATTTCTAAGTAATGCGTTGTCTCTACCTTCGTAATCCTGATTTAAATCTTTAAAATAAAAATAACCTGGTATTGTAGTTGGGTCTGCTATAGCAGATGTTTTATACGTTACTGTATGATGCTCTAAATGATTATGGAACGTAGGTTCACTGCTAAACTTACCACTTTGATAAACAACATTTGCCTTTAAAACAGTATCATATGTTCCTGTACTGTCGTTTGTATTATATGTAAATACTGGACAGCCTGTAAAATCACTATTTGGGTATTTTGCTATGTCGTCAACCTTAACACCCTCGTCATCGTATAACGTAAATTTAGGTGCTTGTTGAATTTTAATTTTTTGTTGTGCTTGTTCCCATCGATTACCATTCCAGAAATAGTCTTTACCTGCGTTGGTTCCGCCAGTACTAAAAACATGTCCGCCTGTTACCACAATTGACGATAATGATGTTACATCGTTAAATTTCATTAATCCTGTTTTATTAGTACCAATAGTTTTTACAGTTGCTTTACCAAGCACTATATTGTCTACACCTACAGTAATTAATATATCGCCAACTGAAGGTGTGGTTAGTTTATTTGCATAAATTATATTAGTGGTTGTAAGGCTATCAGTGTCTGTTATAAGTCCAGATGTTGAAGCATTTCCTAATATAGGTGTTATATTACTTGATACACTGGCGTTTGCTATAGCATCAGTATCAGCAGATGGAATAATTAATACCTTATCATCAATTGAAATTACTCCTGAAAAATTTTCTACTTCTAGTTCTTGTCCATGATTATATATTTTGTAAATTTTCTTTGCTGTAGTAGATTCGTTGTTAGGGAAAATTATTGTAGACCCGGCACTACCACTACTACTGTTTATAGGAAAGCCTATTGCTAACCCTTCTATTTCTTCTTTTGGCTTATCAGCAATAATGTCAACTGTGGATATAAAACTGTTACCCCAATTATGTAATTCCAGGTCTCTGTTAAATTCTAAAATTGGTCTTGTTGCTCTGATTGCTCCTACTGGTATACTAAAGTTAGAACTATTATCTGCTAATGGTTCTTTGAGAGAATCTGCGTGGTACCAGTAGTTTAATCTGCTCCACGGATTTTTATTTTTAGAGCCTCTTTCTATTACCATATAGTCAGCAATATTCTGAATTGGTGTGTTATCCCATGTGCTAACTTCCCAAGCATACGATAATACGGCGCCTGTTTGACTAACATCATATTTAATTGTTTCAACGTTGGCTGTTTGTAATGTTGCTAGAACATTTGCGGCTGATTCTACATCGCCTGCCGCATTAAGAAATACCGGGTATAAAGTATAATTAAATTTACCTGTTCTTGGGTTTACAAAGTTATCACCTGATTTTTGACCACCGTATTCCGAAGTTCCTGTGTTTATATAAAACGTCTTAGTATCCGGTGTGCCTATAACAGTTGTTTCTGTTCCTGCTGTTAATGTTCCTATTGTTTTGTCAAAGAACACTTTTGCTCCTGTGGCCATTGAAGGCAACATACTAGGCATGTCATCTGAATATATTTGTACTTGATTATCTGACAAGTCACTACCGTAGTTTATAAAGGTAGCATTTGTATTTCTTGCTCTTGCTGTATCACTGCCGCTTAAAACAATATCAAAACTATTGCTAGTCTTATTTGATATCACATGACTTGATATATTGCTTGTATCAATTGCCGAAGTAGTACTGGCTAAACCAGATGTCCCACTGGCGCCAGCAAAAGGATTGTTTCTAGCATCACCTGTTACATTTGTAATTGTGACAGCATTACCGTTTGCTTCGATTATTTGTAAACTGCTTGTTGTAGCAATAGCACTTAAATTATCTATTCCTTCGTCGTTGATAGCATTCATTAAGTCTAAAGGAGATGCGATCAATGCCGCATCGTCAACACCAGTATATGTGTTCAGGTCTGCAATTTTTAAATCTGATCCTAATGTACCGCTTTCAACTGTAATAGTTTTAGCACCTGATCCACTACTGATTGTAAATTGTGGTTTTTGATTTTCAAAACTTATGCTGGTTTGTGAGTTAGTATATATTGTAATGCTATGACTAAGTACAACATTGTCAGCATTAACTGTTGTTACAGTTGCTTGTCCTACTTCAGGATGGTTAACTGCTACACCAGGTTGTATGCCGCCTGTGCTACCTAGATATAATGTGTTTGTTATAATCTCAGAATCTACTGAACTATCGCCTCCGGCATTACTAAAAGTACTGGAAATATTTAAACTGGTTGTTGGTTTAGTACCATCAACTAAGGTTAAATATGTACCAACAAATCCATATGGTGTGCCAACATTGCTACTTATAACTTTATTTGTTGTATCGAATATATCTAATCTTACATTGTCACCATTAAGTAAGCCTTGTCCGTAGTCACCTGTGAACGTTGCTGTAATTGTTGTGCCTGCTGTATTAGTGTTTAGTTCTACTGGTCGTGCTATGCCAAAATCAAAAGTTGCGTGGTTGACATTTGTATTAGCAAATGTTAATATATTACTAACACCTAAAGATGCTATTGGATCTACGTTGCTCTGTGTGCCAGTGGATACTCCATTTGGTACAGCATTAGCATCATATGGCTGAGTTTTAAATTCGCCATAAGCACTTATTGTGGTTTCTGCTGTGGGCACGTCTTCTAGTATTATAGATCTACCTACTCCTTCTACAATATACGACTGGCCTATATTATAACTACCTGTAGTAATATGAGAACCAGCAAACTGTATTACCATACCTGACTTAAATACAACTCCATTGGGCGATGTATAGTTAGATGTACCTATAATATCAGCAACAACTACTTGGACTGATGCGTTGCCTAAAACCTCAATAGGTTCTGGTCCTGCCGCATACCAATAGTAATTGTGATAATTTATAAACTTATCTAAATCAATCGGTGGAGCAAAATTGTATTGCTCTGTTTTAAAAATTCTATCATGGTTTCCTATCAACCCACCATTGGTTCTGTGATTGAAAATAAAGTCTTCATAGAAAACAAAATTGTCAGCCTTACCACTTGACCTATTAATAGTTGTAACAGTTGGCTCTAAATTATAAAACTCTCTGTTAGGTGCTGGTTGCTCTACAAAAACTGTATTAGGATTTGTGTCAACGTTTGGTATCTTCCTTCCTATATAGCCTGAAACATCTTCAATATTTGCTTTGGCAAATAATTGTTCTACGGTGCTTTCAAAAAAGTTCTTGTTTACACCTGTCTGATGCTGTATTGGCAATAAGTCAAAATATTTTTTATTCATTAGTAACTACTTCCGCTTGATCCACTACTACTGCTACCACTACTAGAAGAACTACTTGACGAACTGCTCGTAGCAGTTGTACTAGTTGTTCCCTCAGTTGGTGCTGTTGATTGTTTTAAATTGATGCTTGTTAAACTCTTAACAACTTCTACGTTGTCGACTGTGGCTGTACTCATAAAGAATTCGTCTGGCTCACACCTGACTTGATATAAGTCTCCAAAGTTAGATTGTGCTTTACTTGGTACTATAACTACAGTTGCTACTTGTCCGCCTAATTCTTGGTGGATAAAAGCACTTAGTTCTGAGAAGTAAAATGTTTCTCCAAAGTCCCAGTTTGAAATACTAAAATATTGATCTATTAATTCAAGTACAGCACTTCTAATTTCTGTATCGCTTGTTGTAGTATTTGGTAATTTTACTACTTTAATTTGTGCCTGTACTTCTTCGCCGGCATCCGAACCAAACAGCAATTTAAATTTGCCACTTGTGAATACCATCTGATCACTTAAACTTTTATAATTGTCTAAGGACGATAATTCTTGTGCTAGTTCATCTGACGTAGGATGCTCTGGTAATTTACTAACAACTTTATTTTTGTATTCTATCATACTATTGTAAAAACTTTTTGTAATAACAAACATTTCTATGATGTTACTGATGCTTGGATCTATTCGAACATCTGATGGCGCAAAATGATTCCATTTAAAACTACAATTTCGTGGACGAGGTTCTAATATATTTTGTGTAAATGATCGTCCTGGCTTAACATTATACGCATTGTTTTCTGATAGTATAACTAGTTTAGGTGTTGTTAAATCATTTATTAATTCGTAGACCTTAGGTAGTTTTGCTACTGGGAATACTAATTTATGTATTAATTTACCTACACTATTACCTAAAAACTGTTGTGCTATTTCTAAACTTTTTACATATATTAAATCAAAATCTGAAAATTTTGTTGTGTCATCTGGGTTTGAACCAGGTGCTATGGTTTCTAAACCAAAGTTTACACTAATTTCGTCTTCTGCTTGTAAATCTAAAATTTTAAATTTAGCAGGCTTCTCATAACTATAACCATCTAGATCAACTTTAGTTTCAAAAAATACAAAATCTGTTGAAGCGACAAAGTCGTCAAATAGTGATGGATTATCTGGGAATCCGTCATAATTGCTGTCTAAAGGAGCAACTATCATTTTTGATGGATCTGAATATCCATCGTTATACTTGTATGGGTCAACTACTTCAAACTGTAATGGCTCGTCTAATGTTTCTTTAGAATTTCTATAAATTACATCAAGTCTGTCCTTGTGCCTAAATCCTTGCCATCTATTTGTTAAAGTATCAAAATCCGAAATCTTAATACTGCTGTTTGATAATAAGTCAATATGTCCTTCATTTGAATAAGCACCTACTTCATACGAGGTTGTTGTAGCATTGCCTTGATATGTTTTATAACTGGAACTACCAATGTCCCACTTAACATACGCAATGTTGCCATTTGCTCCGCCGGTTACACTTTCGCCTATTTGCGATACTGGTATTTGTATTTCGCTTGGGAAAGTTGTAAGTGTGCCGCTATTAGTTCTAACTACTGCTTTACCTGTAGAAGCACTAACTGGATCTACCTTAATGGGTATTTCTACCGGGGATATAAAGTCACCTTGGGCATAATTAGATGAACCACTTATTGTTGTTTCACCGTTCTGTAATATACCAAAGTTACTAATAAATCTTAATTCTAAGTCTTTTGCTTTAGAGTTTCTGCCTCTTAAAACAATGTTTTGACTTGCGCCTGATGGCATATATGTTGCGTCGGAATCAACTAACTTCCATGAATCTGATATTCCGTCCTCGTCAGTGTCTTCCCAAATATATGTTTCTTTAATCTGAGGCTTAAAATTCTCTGTGGTTAATTCTATGATGTCTTTTTTAATTTTACCTGTTGTGCTATCATATGTTTTTTCATCATTGCTAAAATAAAATTTAATATCATTTAAACTTTCAAAAATATACCTAGAACCTCTGCTGGTAAATGTATACTTAGAAATAGTACCTTGAGATTCGGCCATGTTATATTCTGCTTTGATTAGCCAACTAGCACCTGACTCTCTTTGAGCAACAAAATTTTTGTCTTTCTGTAATTGGGTGTTATCAATAATGTACCAATGACTATCAGCAACATTTATTGGATTGTAATCGTAACCTATACCAAAGTCTTCGTTGGCTTTAATCTTGTTTTGAAACTCTACAGCAATGTCCTGCTCTAATAAGTCTGCGTTTAGTGACGGTAGTATTTCATATGCTAACCAGCCATTTGGAATATCTCTACTTAATTTAACTACTCCTGTTGAAATTGCTAATTCGTTTAACGGTACAGCACTATTTTGTATTTCTGTAATACTGGCTAACAATTGATCTGTTGGATCATTTGGATTTCTAAATCTCAAATACGATCCTTCTTGAATAATTCTGTTATCATTAGCACTATTGTTTAGAATTTCTCTTGTTCCGCCATTTAGTGTTGTGAAATAACCTGTTTCATTTTTAGGAGCACTTGGTTGTGTTTTCCATAATATATCTTTTTGTAATAAGTCAAACGCACCTGGGTTACTAGCATTGTGTACTTTTCTAAAGTCATCGTAAATGTAGTTTTGTAAACTATAATGCTTAGTTATATTACTAATATCATCCTTTAGAATTTGTGTTTCTGTTTTATTCAATCCAAAAGTAATAAACGTTTGAAATGGTTCGTCGTCTTTGTACAATGCGCCATCATCAGCATATGAAGTAACTTTACTAAATCTACCTGTAGGATCTTCAATATCAATATACCTACTATGCCCAGCATGTGTTCTGTTTGTTGCTTTTAATTTTAATATGTTTACACTCTGACTTAATGGATAAACATTATAGTCCTGAGCACTTACCATTCTATCTTGAGTGTAGTATGTTTGGGGAGCATTGTTTTTAATACTACCTAAACTTTCTGCTGGTGCTGAATTAAATACTGAATTCTGTAATTCTAAACTAATTGTTAAATTATGTAATTCGTTTGCCGAATTGAAATAAGGTATGTCTATTGTCAAGTTGTTAAAGTTTTCTGGTCTTAAAGTTAATGATGTGCCAGCACTTTTTCTATAGTATAATCTAAATATGCCTGTTGGTACATTACCAAGGTTACCATCTGAAAATTTAATTCGTATGCCGTCGTTAATAGTGTTTTCTACACTATACACATTTCTATCATTTAATGACAACGAGTTGTATGCTAATGTTTGTCCTGTTAGATTAGGTACTTGTTTCCATGATGTTTTTCTTACAGCATTTTCATCTAATTGCTGAAAGTATACATCTGTTTCGTTAATGTTTGTATCATTAACGTCAATAAATCTGTTTGCTAATGCTCTATCAAATATATAATCTTCAAATATAAGTTCGCCTTGCTTAAACATAAAAAAGAAACCAGTGTTAGCACTATCTAATCCTTTCTTATCATTTCTATATACAAATCTAATTGGCTGATAAACATCTGGTTGTGCTTCTCTGAAAACATTATTCTCGTTAATGTCCGAACTTACTATTTCAAAAGGATATGTTTCGCCGTTTACACTTGCTTGAAACTCATACCCTATAGTTTTACCTGTTTGGCTGTTGAGAGCATATATTTCTGTTGGGATTGTTCCTACATTTTTTGATATAATAGGTTTAGTAAACGGATTATTATTTGTCATAGCACTATTAAGAATAGCAACAAACTTATCAAAACTATCAGGGTCTTCTTCGTCGTCCCATTCTATAGTAGTATTTTGTAAATTAACACCCGAAGTATCTAATATTGGTTCGGTTGTAGATATTGCTGTTACTTTGATTAATCCACTTGCTGGTATATTACGTTTAGGAGTGTATCCTAACATATTAGCAAGTCTTAAAATACTGTCTTTGCTTTCTGCTGTTGATAAAAAGTTTTCTCTAGTGTTTAGATCTACTCTGAATGCTAAACTTTGTGACAGGTACGAAAGCAATTCAATGATTGCTACAAACTCTGAACTTTCAATATAGTCATTGAAACTTTCAGGATAATTTTCCCTTATATAGTTTAACATCGCCGATCTCATTGTACTGAAATCGTATGCTTTAAAACTTACATTTGTATAAGCCGAGTAGGCTACTTCCCAATTCTCCGCGGCAAATAAATTACTATTTCTTTTACTGATTGCCATTAAACACTATCCCCTTCAAAATTAAAATCAAATTCGGCTATGAGTGTATCTTCTGTTAGATTTGCTTTATATTGTAAATACATTTCAACTCGTAAAGTATGCTCTAATTCTGCTACATTTAGATTGATTAATGATACTCTAGGATCGCCATTTACTATTCTTATACAGTCATCTTCTATATCTTGTACAGTCAACGCATCTAATGGTTGCATTAGACTTTCTTTGATTATGGAGCCAAAATTTGGCCTCATGACTCTCTCACCCTTACTGGTGTTTAATTGATTAAGTAAATCCTGTTTAACTAAGTCTAGATCGACTAGGTTGAATGGTGGTTTTACTTTTCCGTCTGTACTAAATCCAATAAATGTAGCCATACAAGTATTTATCAGGTTTATTAACGGATGCTTTAATGATGGGGGTTTTTAAGTAGGTTTTACGACTTAGACTGTAGATACTGTAAAGCCTTGGCTTGCATTTCAGGATCTAATTTATCTAACGCACCTTTAAGAGCGGCATCTTCCGGAGAAAGTGTACCGTCGCCGTTCTCATCGCCTTTAACTTGTGAGTCTGAACCTGTCTCGTCGCCGTTAACTTGTGAGTCTGAACCTGCTCCTGTGTCGTTCATGTCTTTGTATACCATTGCCATGAATACTTTATCTACATCTTCCGGAGTTAGTATTCTGGTTCCTTTGAGTAAAGGTGCTATAGAGTTAAGTCCTTGTGCTAGGGGATTAGAAATTTGGTATTTCTCTTTTAAAAATTTGGCGAGCTCGTTGCCTGTGGTCACAGTTATGTCTGCCTGGGGGAATCTTCTGGTTTTCCATTTGATAAAGTCATTGGATATTTTTTTAGCAAGAGGTTTTGCCTGTTTTATTTCTTTGTTTGCTAGCCGCCTGGTGCCAAAGTTTTTTATACCCTGCTTTACGCCGGCATACCTTTGTTTTATGTCGTCTAGACCAAATTCGTTAATAATTACTTCATCAATACGCATAGTATTTTTCTCCTGCCAGTTATTTATCACTTTTTTGTATCTTGGTGCTTAAATATATGTTGAACTTATACAAGGAATATATATGAAATATGTTTTAGCAGTTGCTCTTGCTGAAGAACTCGAGGGCATTAAAGGTGATTATAATATAATCTATACTGGTGTAGGCAAGGTCAATGCCGCAATTACACTTACTAAATACCTATCAGAAAATCCAGACACAGAATTAGTAATCAATTACGGTACTGCTGGTGGTGTTGATCCTGATATGAAAGGTATGCTCCATATAGGCAAATTTGTACAAGCAGATATGGATTGTAGAGAATTTGGGTTTGAAAACTTTCAAACACCGTTTGAGTCACTAACAACGCAAATAGTGGTTGACCATAACGGTTTTACATGTTATACTCAGGATAAGTTTGCCACAGTTGCACCCGAAGGGTATTGTAATTGTGTCGACATGGAATCATACGCACTAGCAAAAGTATGTACGATTTTTGATATTAAATTTAAATGTATGAAGTTTATTAGTGATATTATAGGACAAGGAGATCAAACGTCAGAATGGGAAGCCAATAAGTCGTTAGGTGTAGAAATGTTTGAAAGTTCACTGAAAGACTTAATTGGAGAAAAATAAAAATGAACGAACAAGATAAGAACTTTTTAATAAACTTTAGTCCTATGCTTGCCGCGGCGGTTATTGGATTTTTATTGCTTGTGGCTTTTGAGGCCAAGGCAGAAGATATAGAGGAAGTGATTGTGGTTGCTCAACAGGTTGAAACCACAGAAGCAGATGCTTTAACAACTACTACTATTACAGAAAGTATTTTACCAGAGTTTACTTGGACAGCAGGAGGCACTGGTGCCTTTCAAGGTTACAATGAACGTGGTGCTCAAGCAGTACATACGTCAGTTTATAAAAATGGTATTCCATCTAACACCCCAGGTTCTGCTTGGTATGACTTTGGACACGAAATTGTAAGTGGTCAAAATGTTAAAGTTATTTCAGGTGCTAATGGAGTCATGTATGGCTCAGGTAGTATTGCTGGCGCAGTATTAATTGAGGATACTATCGAAAGAAGTATCACAGCAAAGTTAGGTAGCAGTCAAGAAAGATATATTAGTGTTGCTCCTACATCATGGTTTCAGTACACAGACTACACAACTGACCAACAAGCAAGAAACGACAACACGGAAAGTGACACATACAAAAATCAAAGTGCTAAAATTATCGCTGATGCCGGAGACTTTGAATTAATAGTAAGTGCTACAGATTACGCATATGATTATGATAATTGTTATACTGCTAGTTTTAGTCAAAGTAATGACTGCTTACAAGACGGCGAAAAGTTTACTGTTAGTGTTAGAAATGAATATTTCACTATAGGCAGAACAGAAGACAAAGCAGAATACTTCACAGAAGGTGTTAGCACATATCAAAACGAAAGCAGTAGAGATTATTTTAGAGCAGGCGATACAGTAGACTTGTCTAAGTTATTACAAGTTACATACGGTGTCGACGGCAGTAAAGATCAATACAATGAACATGAGCAAGACAACTATGGTGCGTTTTTAAGTATCAATGCCGAATTTGCCTTGAAGTATAACTTTGGATTTAGAGTAGGCAATGCTGATCAAAACGCAATGAGAATTGGTATAGAAAGCGGACAGTTCTTTATGAATGTTGGTACAAGTTTTAGACGTCCTAACTTATATGAAGTATACGGTGATAACTGGGTAAGTGCTAATGAAGAACTATTACCAGAAGAAGGCACAGGTTACGAAATAGGTTTTGGTGCTTTAAGTATATTCATGTACGACTTTGAACAAGCAATTGAATATGCTAGTGGCTACACAACTACAAACATTATTACTCCTGAGATCACCACAACAGATCCTGATACAGGTGTAGTTACTGTAACGCCTGCTGTAACAGAAGATATCTATACACCTGCTATGTATTACAATACCGGTAACTATTCAACACAGGGCGTTAGATTTGCTAACACGTGGGGTCCTATTAGCCTTATGCTAAAAGTCAACGACACAGAACAAGTTAGAATACCAGAATATGTTGCTGTGATATCATGGGAACAAAATTATAAAGGTGTGGATTACAGAATCAAATACTCAGGGCAGTTTGACAGAGTACCAGGGCAGTATGACTTCTTACCAGAAGGACAGGAATACTTAGACGACTTAAAGAAACTAAACATTTATGTTGGTAAGCAATTTGCGTCTGGCTTAAATCTCAACTTTACTATTGATAATATTACTGACCAAGAGGTCGAAGTATTACCTGGCTATGATAGCCAAGGCAGAGAATATCAATTAACAGTACAGTATAATTGGTAATGTAATAAATAATATTTGTAAATTAACTAACATTGTAGGACCACAATGACCACAGATAAAATTATTAAAAAAATTATTAGCACGTTTAAAGAATTACAATTACGTTCTAATGAAATCAACCACGCATCAGGCGAACTTGTTTTAGCAACATGTATTCAAAAAGATAGAAGAGGAAAGTATGACAGTTTAGGCTTTTACAATGTAAAAACTAAAAGATATGCTTTAGTCTTTATTCGTGATTATATTGCTAGGAATGTTAATCATATTCCAGAACTTGATCAGATGCGTTCACTTGTAAAAGAATCTGCTCTATAGAAGCAATGACTAATAACAGAATTAACAATTCTCTAAATAACACACTTGAAGAAGAACTTAGGGTTATGCTTGTAGAAAAGAATAACGAAAACCGAGAGTTAAGAGCACAAGTTAAAATTTTAGAGGATTGTGTTGCTGAAGAACAAGAAGCAAAATATAGAGCATGGGTTAAATTAGCCGATCTTAAAAAAAGTACTGGTACTACAGAGTAGAAAACAGTTCTGCTTCTACAAGTCTCTTATTATATAATTCGTGATTAACAATCTCTTTGTCTTTTTTAATGATACTAGAGAAATCTAAAAAATGAGATGCTACCTTATTATAATGCTGATTATTAAGAGTTAATATAAGATTACTATTAATTAATCGTTTTTCTTCTACATCGAATGCTAACGATATAAGAGCCGCAAACTGAGATTTACTTATTGGAACTGTAACTAAACGTTGAATCGTGTTGATTGCTAATTGTAAATCGATAGTAAATAGTTTTCTGATCGTGTTGTTATCAACTCCATTTTGAAAACTACAAACATATATTCCGGTATCTTTATCAAATACTTCTAATTCGCTAAAGTTTGCTAAAGAAAAACTATTCTTAGTAAATACATTGCTTCCTTTTAATTCCTGGAACTGCTGTTTAATAATACGTTGTACTTCGCTGTTATCTAAAGATACATAACCATAGTCGCGATAAGCAATCATGTTATTTGCTATTTCCATTTGTGTTAGTTTGTGTTCGAAGCCAATGTATGTTTCTCTGTTATATTGTTGTGGGTATGTGTATACTGGCACAATAGATTTAATAAACACCTCTAACTCTTTCATAAAAACAGGTTCTAATGTATGGTCAGTAGGTAATACTAAATTAGTTTGAGCAGTACTTTTATTATATTCGGGTATAACTTCGCCTGTAGACCAATTATATGCTGTACCTAAAAAATATCCATCCGGTGATGAATAGTTTGCTGGCTTTTTGTCTGAAAAGTCAATTTGTCCAGGTAGCAAATCTGTTTGAGCATTTATCATTTAAATCCACCTTTGAACGGCTTGTCTTTCTTAGACGTACTAGGTTCTGGTTGTGGTACTCTAGAAAGAATAGTTTTTACACCTTTGTTGATCATTCCTTCCCACTTTGGTACCCCTTGCGGACTACCGGGCGGAAATATCATACGAGTAAGTGTTTTACCTTGTACTTGCTTACCTGGCTGTTCCGGTAACGGTACCGGGAGAGGTATAATATCAAAGCCAAATAGTGTCATAGGCTTGAATTTTGTTCCTATATAATCTGATACTTTTAATTCTGGAAATTCTAATACTGGAGTAAATGCCTCTGGAGCAATATCTACCATGGCTCCTTCTAAATTAAGTTTTGCCATACCTTGAACAACTGTGTTAGTACTTGTAGCAGTTAAAGTGCCTAATGGGCCTGTGACTAAATTAATTTTACCAGGTATTGGATTACCCATTACAACTCTGCCGTCTGCTTGACCTATAATATTTTGCGATTTTATTTTTGTTTCGCCTGCTGAGTTTAGTAAAATCTTACCCTGTGTACCAGTTAATTTTAAAAACGGCGATGGTTGTGCTGAGAACTCTAAGTTTTGTCCTTTAATGTTTACATCTTTGTAACCTTCAATGTTGACTGTGCCTTTTGTAAGAGCGGCAACAAAGAGTGGGCCTGCTTGTGGGTCGGCCATGGCTAAATCTACCTCCTCCACTATGCCACCTAAGCCTCGACCTTCATCCAATGGATGGGGAGAATTATTAGCGGCCTTTATATTAATATCTTGGCCTGCTTCAATGTTTACATTTTGATCTGCTCTTAAATTTAAGTCGCCCATAGTTCTAACATTATAACTGCCTTTGCCGAATATATCTATATTGCCTTCACCATCTATTTCAATATACCCTGTTCCTTTTTTGTTCACAATATAGATAATATCGTTCGTATCGTTTAATAAAATCTGCATACCCTGGCCTGTACGCAATCTAATTAAATTATTATTATCATTGTCATCCATTACGAACTGATGGCCTGGATTTCTTGCCTTGGGATTTCCATCTTGTCTAGAGCCCGGTGTTAATATACCAAATACTTCAGAAATATCTTCTCGTCTGGCACCACTAGTACTTTGCCCTCTAACAAAATCATCTGCCAATCCTTGATGGAATAAATTATCTGCTAATGGGTGTTGAGGCCTCTTTGACGACTTGGGCACAGTTTTTGTGCCTTTATACTCATACTCCATGTCAAAATTACTTGGATCAGAATTCAGGTTTACTTCTGTAACAGCATCGGGCAATCCATTTGTAGTTTGTCCTGCTGGAATACCTGGCACCATAGAGTTTCTTAAAGAGTGAAATAAACATGATATAATTACTGGTATCTTTTTTGCGTTCTTAAACACAATGCCTACTATAACTTGAGTACCAGGGTCTGGTGGTCTCATCCACATACCGTAACTGGTTTGTGCCGCTGTAGGATCTGCGTCATCTGTGTTTGCGCCTAATTCCGTTGCTCCAGCAAATGGCGAAGACCATTGACAGTTAAATAATGCGTCATCGGTTTCATCTGACCCTGTTATCTCTGGGATATGTACTAACATATTTCCGTTGCGGGTTGTATCTATAACTTTCTTGATTGTGCCAATCCAGAGTTGCTTAGTTTCCAATACTGAATTGTAGTGCTCTCTTAACTTATCTTTTCTTGCCATACTGCTATTTAATCTCCATTATCGAAATCGACTGCCGGATCTGATCGAGGAAATGTAATTAACCACATTGTCTACGTCTTGGTTAGTATCTGCCTGTGGTTGTTCACCACCTGCCTGTGGTTGTTCACCGCCTGCTTGTGGTTGTTCTTGCCTCGGGTCAATTACAGCAGGTGCTTCAAGTACTTCGGCTTGAGCCTGATCTTCTGATTCGTTGTCATCGTCGGCATATACAGGGTGATTGGGTTCTTTTTGATTTTTAATACATTTCAATAATTGTTTAAACTGCCCACCGCTAAATTTATGCGTTACTTCTGTAATCATATAGTATCCAGAATACGATGGATCTATTTGTTTAATATCTACTATACCAGTATGCTGTTCAAAGTCATCAGCATAATGTTCATACTCTTTAGGGAAAACATATCTAAATGCTGTAAATACCGAGCCGTTACCATATGGCGCGGATGTTTTAGACTCTCTATCTGTTGTGTATTCTTCTTTCCATGTATTTGGCTCAGTCTTATCCTCAGGTGTTACCAATATAGACGGAGTGCTATTTTCATTTTTTGAATAGTCTTCTCTACCAAACCAATACGGATCACCTTTAACAGTTAATTCCATCTGGACCAAGTAGGGTATGCCTTCTTTTTTATATGAAAGCATTGTTGAAGCATAATGTTGTTTAGGCGTTACATCGTTTGAATTGGGATCTTCACCTACAGGAACACCTTCCACTTGGGTGTAAGAAAAATCAAATGCGTCAGGATCAACTCCAGAAAAATCCATTTCTTCTAAATATGTTAATTCGTGTTCTGGAGCACTCGAAGCCTCTAACATTTCAAATGTAAAACTGTTTTTATTAATAGCAGGTGCTCCGGAAAATCCTGGCGGTGCCGTGGCAAATTGTGCTATTTCATCAATTAGTGTTTGTGCTTCGCCTAGACCCGGTATATCATCTGGACTTAAACTTAATCCGGTTCCGGCAATTACTTGATTTACGTTGTCAACTAAACCGTCAATCCCACTACTGAGAGATGTCAGTCGTTTTGCTAAGCCTGATGTAAATTCAAACGGACTAGATGCACCCGTAATAATCTGTGCTATTTGTCCAGCCGCAATGTTTAAACCACCAGCAAGGTCCCCTGCTGTGTCTTCTAGCACTGATTGAAAGTCTTGTATATCAGCAAATAATCCATCTACTACTTGCGTGCCTTTGGCAACTGATTCTATTTTGTTAAAAATTGCTATAGGTGAACTTGGTAATCTTCGAGATAATGTAGTACCCGATATGCCACCTGCTACACCAGATGCTGTTGCTTGTATCTCAGCAATTCCTGTAATTGCGTCTCTTGTATTTTTACCTAATGAGGAAACTGTGGATTTAAGATCACTTCCTAATTGTTTAAAATGATTAAGTAATGTTTCGGTGGAGGCTTTACCAGCCTTGGCTTGCTGTAATAGTCTGGTTGTGGTTTTTTCTCTGGCTTTCTCGAGGCTCTTTGCATCCACTTGCCTTGCCTTAGAATCTTGATAAGTAGGTTGTATTCCTCCATACGCAGGAAATATAAATACCTGCCCTGTGGGGAAACTTAAATCCACATCTAGTACTTGATCGTTAATACCAGTAAACATGTAATCGTATTGTTTAACAATATTCCATTTATCAATTGCTTTCTTCTTTTTGTCTTTTTCGTCGTTGCTAAAGTTTTCTGTGTTACATGTTGCGCCGGCTTGTAATTGTAAATCCAAAATGTATATAACGTTAAATGCCGGAGTTCCAGTAGGCAACGAGTCAGCCTGAGGTTTTTTAATAACAGATGATCTTATTACTGGTGCCCATATGGCATCATTGCATTCTTTAGTTGCTATAATATTATCTTCAGATGCTATGGCTTTTATGTCTGTTACATAATCTACAAAGTAAGCACTCTTTTTCATTATATCTTCAATGGCTTGTTCTATACTTGTGCCTTTTTTAATGTTATGTTCAACCTGGAGTTTTTCTACTCCTTCAATTGTTGATGGATCTTTAACTGGATCTGTTTCCTTGTTACCATTAATATGAAATTTTGGATCAATCTTAAAATCTTCAGGTTCCAATGGGACTTTATCTTTTATGCCGTATTTTTTGCCAAGACCAATTCCTATACTATGAAAACCACTAAGTTTACTACCTGATGGCGAATCTAACTCTATTCCTTTCTGAGTTAACATCTCGGCGAATTTTTTTAACAGACGTTCAGTAGTTAAGGTGGCCGACTGTTTCGGGTCGGCTTCGATCGTTATAGTCATATCTTCTACTGCTCTTTTAGTATAGTCAGGTAACTTTGCGCCAATTTCGGTAAATGATACGCCGGCCAAATTATATTCTGTGCCATCAGTAGTAGGATTGAAATCAAAATTTGTTAACCAAAACGGCCATGCCCATGATCCGAGTATTTCATAATCTTGTGACGGCATGCCATCAGTGTCGACTAGTTCTTTTTCGTCGGTCGTCCAGTCTCTGTATCCAACTAAATCTACTTCTATTAGATATGGAAGATCTAATGGTCCTTTGGATTTGCCTTTATCATTTTTATATAACTTGTCTACATCAAACTTAGATTCTTGATCCATCAATCTAAGTTTGTTAAATGCTATTTGAATTAACGTAAAGAAACTGGCACCAATCGGCTCGGTGATTGTAAATGCTATTTTTGTCGAATATCCTTTGCTATTATCAGGTGTACCTAAACCATATGTGTCAACTACTGTTTGTATATCTAAGTTATCTATATTAAATTTTGTAGTTACGCCTGTTTGAGCAATGATAACTTTTTTTGTGCCCTTGGAAACTCCTAAAGGCAATATACCAGATTGGTGAAAACTGTTTGGTAAAGCACTGAATGTAATATTATATGTATAACTAGATAGATAATCTAAAGAATTCGGCATTGGATCACCGCTAGTATACAAATTATTTTTATCTGTATCTGCCATGTTATCCCCTAGTTAGGTTTTCTACTGTTTCTTTACTTGGAACTTTAATTTCTATTCCTGCCTGGAAATCCATTAGCGGATCTTTTATAATGTCTAAATTGCGTAATGTAAAGACCCACCAAAACTCAACATTATTGTATAAATCGTATGCTAGTAGATCAGGCCGCATACTGTATTTTTCTTGTAGTATAATAGTCTGATCAGTAATACTCTCTTTGATTCGAGGTAAATTAGCATAATTAAGACCTGTATAAAAAGACTTATTAGGTGCCGAATTAAGGAAACTGTTTTTTGAATATGCCATTAAATAAATCCTATGTTTTTGCCACGTTTCATATCATCAAGACTAAAATCTTTACGAATTCGTCTAGGTGAATATTGCGGTGTAAGGTTAATTGTAAATTCTACATCGGTTGGCACATAAGTAACACTCTTATCACCAAACGCACTAGCAAAGATGCCCGAAGATATTTTCCCGTCTTTATCCGGTTGTTGTCCTGTGGGCGAAGCCGGTACTGGAACATAATCAACCTGATTCGAGAGCATCATGTTAAAGTCTGTTAGTAGAACTGGAACTCTATCAAATCCAAAAGGCCCTAAGTATGAAAATTGCATCAACGGTGGAGGCGCACCAAATTTCTTAGATGCTATTGCTCTTTCACCAAAATCACTTTGGGTCATTGCATTTAGGAATCTAAATGTTGCTAATAAGTATTGTGCTTCTTCTTTTGAACTTGCTGTAAATTGTGCTATAAGAGGTATAATTGGCGGAGCAGAGTTTATATAACTATATATAGGATAGTTTGCTCCTTTAAAATCCATCTGCCCATAATTTGCCGATCTGGCAAAGTAAAGGTTTGGTGTATACGGAAATACAATTCCTCTATTTGCTTTTAATGGGAACATTACATTACCTTCTTTAACTGTCTCGTCAAAGAATGATTCAGAGTACTTTTTAAACAACTGTAACCTTGCTCTATAATCAGAATTTAATGTTGTTTCAAAACCCATATGCTCTCCATTTTTATAAAAGTATGTAATGTATTTATCGATTTCAATAAAACTACACTTAATTCCTAAAAGTGGATAATTATACTTGACTTCTGAAAAAATAAATGTATAATACATTAAACGGAGATTACAAACAATGGCACAAAAATATCTTAATAATAAAGACTTACTGAAAGAAATTCATAAAAGTAAAATGAGTTTTTGCTGGATTAAGTCACCACAGTACGACAGACCCGACATTATTGTCAACGACGTCAGCGAAATAAACAAATCTGTATATGATCAAGCAAAACAAAATAAAGCAGGTCGTATGAAGGATCTAGCATACCAATCGGCAGTAAAAGGATACGAGGGACCAGCAAACAAAAAGCCTAAACAGAAGGATTTTTTAGTTGAACCAGATTCTATTGCTGATGAAGAGATTACTATTAGAGTAATGGATATGGAACACATTCCACTGGAGCCAGGCAGAAAGAAAAATCCCAGGAACGAAGCAGAAACAAAAGCAAAGTGTAACTTTCCAGCATTTAAACACTATGCTAAAGTAAATGGAGAGATTACAGAAGTTGCTAGAAGTCACTGGAAGGGCGGACTTAAGAGTGGTAAGTTTAATGTCGAGCACGGAAGTATTACTAACGAACTTGGCAAAATGTATCTCAAACTAGTAGAAAGATATAGTCAGAGAGCAAACTGGAGAGGCTATACATACATTGATGAAATGCGTGGACAGGCACTATTGCAGTTAGCAATGATAGGCTTACAGTTTAATGAAGCAAAGTCTGACAATCCGTTTGCTTATTATACAGCCGCAATTACAAACAGTTTTACAAGAGTTCTAAACATTGAGAAAAGAAATCAGAATATCAGAGACGATATACTTATTGACTCAGGACATTTACCGAGTTATGGTAGACAGATTAAGCACGAAGAAGAAATGAAAGCACAAAGAGAAGAAGCACAAAATTCTAATTCGGATGCTTAATTATGACAGATAACTTATTCAAAAAAGCCGCAGTCTTTACAGACATACATTACGGCCTAAAACAAAATAGTCATCAGCATTTAAAAGACTGTAATAATTTTGTTGACTGGTTTATTGCCGAAGCAAAACTAAGAGAAGCAGAAACATGTTTCTTCTTAGGCGACTGGCATCATCACAGAGCAAGTATTAATATTGCTACAATGAATGCTAGTTTGAGAGATCTTAAAAAACTAAATGACGCATTTGAAAAAATATATTTCATAACCGGCAACCATGATTTATATTACAGAGATAAACGCGAACTTAACAGTATAGAATTTGCTCGTGACTTACCTAACTTTATTATGGTAGATGAGATATTTGAAGAAAAAGGTGTATCTATAATACCATGGTTAGTTGGAACAGAACATAAAAAAGTTGCTAAGATCGATTGTAAATATATGTTTGGCCATTTTGAACTGCCGTTCTTTAAAATGAATGCAATGGTAGAAATGCCAGACCATGGTGGTATTACAGCAAGTATGCTTGACAAACCAGAATATGTTTTTACAGGACATTTTCATAAACGTCAATACAACCATAACATACATTACATAGGCAATGCGTTTCCGCATAATTACGCAGACGCACAGGATAACGATAGAGGATACATGTTCCTAGAGTGGGACAAAGAACCGCAATTTGTTAATTGGCCTGACTGCCCTAAGTATGTTACATGCGGTCTAGTAGAACTTATCGATGATCCTGCTAAATTTTTAGGCGCAACAACGTATGCTAGAATCAAATTAGATGTAGACATCAGTTATGAGGAAGCATCTTTTATTAAAGAAAACTTTATGGACAAATACAAGTGTAGAGAAATACAACTTGTACCAGTCAAGGAAGTTGAGGAAGAATACGAAGCAGGCGAAATACATTTCGAAAGTGTCGAACAAATTGTTATCAGTCAATTACAAACGATTGAAAGTAGTACCGTAGACACTGATAAACTTATTAACATTTACCAGAACTTATAATATGCTAAACATAAAAAACATCAGTGTGAAGAATTTCATGAGCGTTGGTAATAACGTTCAAGGTGTTAGATTCGACGACAAACACTTAACACTTGTATTAGGAAACAACCTAGACCTAGGTGGTGACGGTAGCAGAAATGGTACAGGCAAGACTACTATTATTAACGCTCTAAGTTATGCGTTATACGGCGAAGCACTAACCAACATTAGACGTGATAATTTAATTAACAAAACAAACGGCAAGGGCATGATTGTTTCTTGCGACTTTGAACTTAACGGTATAGAGTATCGCATAGAAAGGGGAAGACGTCCTAATGTGTTACGTTTATTTGTTAATGGTACAGAACAAGAAGATCAAGAACAGCAAGGCGATAGCAGAGAAACACAAAAACAAATAGAAAAAATTATCGGCTTTAGTCATCAAATGTTTAAGCACATTGTTGCTCTAAATACTTACACAGAACCTTTCCTTGGTATGAAGAATAACGACCAACGAGATATGATAGAACAGTTGTTAGGTATTCAAGAACTTTCGCAAAAAGCAGAAATTCTAAAAGACAGAATGAAGGACACTAGAGATAATATTAAAGAAGAAGAATTCCGTATTAGTGCTATGAAAGATAGCAATGAGCGTATGGACAAAAATATCAAAGAACTAGAAAGTCGTAGCAATGCCTGGGAACGAAACAAGTCTGTTAAACTAAACGAAATGGCTGATGCGTTAGAGCAACTAAAAGAAATTGATATTGATCGCGAGGTTGAAAAACATAATACATTAGTTGTTATTAAAGATCACGAAGCAAACTTAAATATATTATCAAACAATTTAACAAACACCCTTAACTCTTTTAAAAGAAGTAAAACTAAACTAAGCGAACTAGAGGCTAATTTAGTTAAAGCAAAGGAAGGCGTGTGCCCCACATGTGAACAAGGTACAGCACATTTAGACACACATGAAGCATACACAAAAGATTTAGAAACCAAGATAGCAGAAGAAAAAGAATACTTCACAGGTTTAACTATTAAAGAAGAAGATTTAAAAGATGGCATAGAAACACTAGGACCTGTTGAAGAAAGACCCAGTACGTTTTATAAAACATTAGAAGAAGCACTTACACATCGTAATAATGTTGATAATTTAATAGACAGCATTAGCACAAAGCACACTGAAGAAAATCCATACATAGAACAAATAGAATCTATGAAACAAAGTGGTATACAAGAAATCAGTTGGGACACAATCAACGAACTCACAGCACTAAAAGATCATCAAGAATTTTTATATAAACTACTAACAAGCAAAGACAGTTTTATCAGAAGACGTATTATTGATCAAAACATTGCTTACTTGAATCACAGATTAGCACACTACTTAGATGCTATTGGCTTACCGCATGACGTTAAATTTAACAGCGACCTAAGTACAGAGATTACAGAATACGGCAGAGATTTAGACTTCGATAATCTAAGCAGGGGCGAACGTAACAGACTTATACTGAGTTTGAGTTGGGCATTTAGAGATATATTCGAAAGTCTTAATCACCCAATGAACTTCCTGTGTATCGACGAACTTATTGACAGTGGCTTAGATGCTACAGGTGTCGAGAATGCGTTAGGTATACTTAAGAAAATGAGTAGAGAGCAGAACAAAAACATTATGCTTATATCACACAGAGAAGAACTAAGTGGCAGAGTTAATGATGTATTGTATGTGATCAAGGAAGGAGGCTTCACTAGTTACAACACGGACACAGAATATGTAGGCGATAAGTGAGCGGTTGGGAAGGCGATAACACACAACGGCTTATAGAACTTGTAGGCGGTGATGTTCACGAAGACTTCCAGGCATTAAAGCAACGGTCTATAGATGCTCACAATCTTAGATTTGCAGACTACATAAACACCAGTGATATAGTTCTAGACTTTGGCAGTGGATTAGGCTTTGGTGCCAACGCATTTGCTGACACCGTATCGCAATACATTTGTGCCGATGTATCTAGATCTATGCTGATGTCCGCACACCAAAATATATCACACCATAGCAATATCGAACTTAAACTTATATCACGCAATAATTTGTCTGCTTTAAAAGATTATAAATTTACAAAAATAATTTCACATGCTGTTTTTGTGCACTTAGAAATACCTGAAATAATTTACTATCTAAAACAATTTAAAAACATACTAGCAGACAATGGGGAAGTATTATTTACATACAAAAACTTAGACTTATTAAATGTAAACGATCACTTGCTTACAGAACACACAGAAAGACTTATGCGTAATAGAGAATTTCAAACTCGCAGTATAAGTTATGTAAGTCCTACCGTTATTAAGAATGTCGCAGAGCAATTAGATTATAAGTATATAGAAGTCGAATGCGATGAGTTTGATCGTACAGCGAGATTAATTAATGAGTAAATGGTTACACAATGGTAAAGCAATAGAATCGCTACCGGAAGATTGCGAAGCATTTGTATATCTTATTACTAATAACACAAATGACAAAAAGTATGTTGGCAAGAAACTAGCAAAGTTTAAAACAACCAAACCCCCACTGAAAGGCAAAAAGAACAAACGTAGAGGCACCAAGGAATCAGATTGGCAAACTTACTGGGGCAGTTCAGACAATTTAAAAGAAGACGTTTTAGCACTTGGAGAAGATAAATTTACCAGAGAAATTTTATACTTTTGTCCTAGCAGAGGCGTCGCTAGTTACCTAGAGGCTAGAGAACAGTTCGAAAGAAGAGTACTACTCTCAGATGACTACTACAATGGAATTATCAACGTTCGAGTTGGTGGTTCAAAAATCTTACGTGAAGGTCTCAAAGACCGATAACTAATTGCTGAAGAACACAAAAAAACACGGCAAATTCAGACACCAAGTCTAACTCACATTACGGCACACACATAGGACTATACACCCGCCCCAACAGAGGCATTGAATATCTGGCTCCTCGACAATCCGGCAATGGAAACACCCGGTGCGAGATTATTGGAGATGTATAGCGGCAAAGATACAAACACACGACAAACAGTATTAGAAGAATGTAGGCACTGAGAAAAAGCAACCTACAAGTTTGTATAACAGAACTCTACAATGTTATACAGACTTCCGTGAGATTCGAGACGGTAGTGTATGGGGAGAGAAGGCTCACCGCTTCCTAATAGCACCCGAGTTAGAGATGGTAATGGTTCACTTGATGACCCCTTTCATTGTTCTCCTTGCTTAAGGAGAATTATGGCTCAAGTTACTTGATAACTTTAATCTTAAAAACATTGCAAACAAAAACGATATGAACGAAGTGAATGAAGTTTGTAGTTGGCAAAGACACGAAGTGTCTAATAAAGTAAACACATAAATATTAATATGATACCAGTACAAGATAATTGGATGCACATAAAAAGTGAATTTATAGATAGTTGTGAGTCTGATATCAACAACATACAAAAATTCAAACAACTGGGTTTATTCAAAATGTTATTGCCTACTTCAATGGGTGGTATAGATGGTCACTTACAAGACTTACTGGAATGTCAACTACAGTTGAGTCAGCATTGTGTAGACACAGCAAACAAGTATATACGTTGTGCGAGTGCTCCGTATTTGATAAAACAGTTCGGAGAGGAAGTATTCCAAGAAGTATACGGGCAGGATAACGATGCGTTGGTATTGTTGTACCCCGGAGATCTAGAAACTGCTAGAACTATGACAGTAGAGTCTATATACGATTGGATTATAGTACAACATGATGCGGATTACTGTTTGCTTAATGTGGCGGATAGAAATTTTGGGCCGGAGCGGTATGTACTAAGCCTCGACACAATGTACAACAACACACAGATACTATCTTGGTTTCAACTGTATAATAGAGTGCTTACAGCAAGTGCTATTGGTAGCCTGGAACATGTATGCCGCATACTGATGAACACCGCTTACAACGACTTATACGCAGTCTTAGGCATGGTTTTAAGTGAGGCCGATGAAATGAAACTGGTGTTACACAGGAATATAAACCACGCATTGCTACACATACAGGATGGTGAACAAATACCTTTATATGATCGTACCAAATACAAGGTACAGAGCACACATTCATATATAAAAGCAGTAAAATACCTGAAAAAAGTCGTTAATTTAACCGATAACAAAGAGGTTAGGAGTATATATGCTCAGGTTAACTCAATGGATTTAGAGCATTTAAATAACGTTAAACAGGATTATAAGGGGTATATTATGTATCTTAACAGCAATATACTTGTCGATACATACTTGTAATTACATTTGTTCTTGTTTCATTTGATTTTTACCGCCCGGATTCTTTGCCGCTACATACTCTTCAAATGTTTCTATTAGTAATAATCTATCTTCGGAATCGATGCCCCAAGCATCTTCCATTCGTACGGAGCCTTCGCTGAAAATAACTAATTCGAACACATTCTTTGTGATCGCTTTAGATTGCTCTTTTAAGGCTCCTAGGTAGTTCCTGATATCTTCAGGCTCTGCTCTATCTAGGAAGTTAAGAAAAAAGTTACTGGGTCGAAGTCAATTGGTACTTCGTATTCTGCGTTGCACTCGGCACATGCTGTTTTGTGTACTTTATTAATACCACCATTATTAATACTGCTAACAGCATTATCAATTTCTTTGCCTAATGTTGATTCAATGTTGTCTACAAAGTCGACAATCTCTTCGTATTCATCAACTACCACATCACTATCTGGTATTTTAATATATCTAATACTGTTTACAAGTACACCGTAATTAAATTGTGCTAATTTTTCAAAAGCAATACCAATATCAGCAATTCTTTCGTCTTCGCTTTCAAAATCCTCATTGCTTATTTTAGCCAATTTATTTGCTTGTTCCAGCATTGCTTTGGCAGTTTTAATACTATACAAATAATTTGCTGGACGTATTCCAATTTCCAAACCATTTGATAATGTAAATTCGCTTAATGATTTAATTTCTTCAAAGTCTTGTACAGCAAGACCAAGATCCATATCAAATGAATTTTCATGCCCACATTCTGGACAATCACGATCTACTGTTAATGTGCGATCTTTTTCAGAAGCGGCTCTTACTGCTACTAAAATTAACTCCATATCCGGCGCAATAATTTCCGCAGGTTTTTTAATAGTTGGTACACAACTTTCGATGACTTTGAGAACAGCATCACCATTAAGTAATGCGTCAGGGTTTCTGACGATAAGTTCGTCTTTTGGTGTCATTGCTAATACAGGTAATTCGCCGCTTTCCGGCCAATCAATAACGTCATCGTCATAAAATTTACCGCCCGACGGCAACTGTATGTATAACTTAGGGGACCTATAAAAGTCTTTAAGTGCTTGTTTGTTTGTCATTTTAACTCCATTATAGCATATTTTAATTTTATCGATAAATACTACTGTGTCGATAAATGCTCTTGTAAGACTATTTATCGATCATAAAGCACATACTTAATAGGAAAGTGAATGGCAAACGATCAATTAACAACATATAACGGTGTAGGACCAGACGGTAACTTTAGTATCGACCTGCCAGGTTGGGCAAGAGAAGCCACACAGGCTAAAATGCTAACACAACTCCGAACTATGAATAAGGAGTTTGGTAATCTTCCTAAGAATATGGAAACTGCTGTTTCTAATGCTTTAAAAGGTAATTATAAACTCTTGAAAGATTTGAATAGTAAGCAAAAGGAAACTACTAAGAATAAAAAACAAGAGGATAAAAACCAGAAACAAAATCAGAACAAAACTCAAAAAGCACAAGAAGATACTGCTAAAGCATTATTTTCCAATGCTCAGGGTATTAAAGAACTACTTGATTTAACTAAGAACGGAAATAACAGCGACAAGCAAGGAGACGGCAGTCTACTTGATTTGGCATCAAAAGTAAATCCAGTTGCTAAGATGGTCAACGGTCTTTTCAGGGTTGTTGGCGCACTTGCTGGAGTAGTAAAAGGAATACTTGGTGTAATGACTACTTTTGCTGGTTTTACCATCAGAGAGTTTTTCAAAGCATTTAATTTGTTAAATAAAGGTCTGCGTGACGGCACAGGTATGCTTGTTGGCTCATTTACTGAATCAGCAGTTAATGTAGCAAAACAGGCCGCTAGAGCAGGTCTAGGCCTATCGGAATTTCTTGACGCATTACGCGATAACTCCGAAGAAATCAGAGTGTTAGGTACAAAAGGATTTGTTGACTTACGAAATAGTGTAAGAGATGCGTCTGATGGTTTTTTTGATATGGGTTACCAGAATGAAGAAATAACAAAACTACTTGGTAGAGAAATATCGATAAGGTCATTGTTAGGTATGCGACTAGACATGGCTGGAAAAGGTTTATCAGAAGATGTAGTATATGTAGGGAAACGATTACAAACAGTTGGAGCGGCGGCAGGTATGAGTATAGAAAACTTGTATGCCGCGTCTAAATTAAGCGACGAAACAAACTCATTAATAGCCGCCAGGGCACGAAACCTAGGCGACGATGGTATATCAGCACTACAAACAAGTATAAGAGATTTATCATTGAGAATGGTAGCACTATCGCCAACTTTTGGTGCTTCCATAACTGAACCCTTGGTTAACGCCATGATAACAGGTGCTGTTGGTTTAGATCAAGGTTTTACTGATTTAGTTACTGTATTCCCTGGACTAGTAGATGCGTTTAGAATGGGCAGAGACGAAATTGCGTCAACTGGAGAATTAAGTGCCGATGGCATTACTAGCATTATTGAATCTTTAGCAGACACCAGCGATGAAGAATTTGATAGGGCAAAAATGCTTGCCTTAATGACAAGAAATCAAACTGCAATTCAGGCAGTGAATTTTGCCAGTGAAGCACGAGCAAGAAAAAGTTTAATGGACGCCATTAATAAAGAATCGTTAACAATTAATTCAGCGGCGACTATAAGTTCCCAGGCAAAAATATTCTTTGATTTATTAAAAGCACCATTTGAAACAATGGTTCCAAACTTTATAATGAGTGTGCTAGGTGTGCCTTCAGGAAAAGATGCTAACTTGGCCATGGTAGTAGCGAAATTTGGTGAAGAAACACAAAGGTTTTTAGTAAACCTGCCATTGATTGGTAAAGCCTTTGAAGGTGATTTCTTTGCTAATCTTTCCGCGGCCGTAGAGGCTTACTTTGATCCAGACTCAAAAGCTCAAGACCGCGAAGATGCCACAGCAAGAATAAACATAATGGTAGCAGATATGATTTCTCGTGTAGGCACAGCATTAGGTGATGGTTTGCGAGCCGGCACCATAGGCCAATCAATTGCTAAAATGTTTAGAGATTTATTCGATGACATTATCGCAAATATATACGAATCGTCAGGTGGTGTGCTCATGAAGGAATCTATGATGGGTGTCCACCTGAGAAAAGGCAACTTTAGAGAAGCATTAGAAATTGATCCTATATTTGGTAGCAATATGATGGAACAGTTGGAACAAGATTATATTAAGAAGACTGAAGATATAATGTTAGATGCTGGAGCCAATTTGGGGGCTTCTCAACTAAAAAGAGGATTTTGGGAAGAAGTTTTCATGGGCGAGATACTGGATTGGGTTGATTTTGGCAAGAACATGGGTAAAGTATTTAACGACGTCTTTGACCCGGACATGCCCGAGGATGTAAAGAAAGATATGATGGCCCGTCTTGCGGAAAGAGATCAGGATTTTGCAGATTTATTTAATGACAGTGGCTTTACTGACAAGTCCGGCAATAAAATGACTCCGGAGAGTTTTAAATCATTTATAACTGGCTTCGATGGAAAAATTGATTTTACCAAATTACAAGACATCGCTCTAGACCGCGACGACGCCAATAACAAAGCGGCAGAGAAGATACTTAGTGCGTTATATGATCCTTCTGTTATGGAAAGGATCATGGAATACTCGGGCGATACCTCTTTTGAAACAAGTGGTAAATTTGCTACGGTAGAAGGCGGTAGAAGAGCACCAACATTAAAATCTGATGGTAAAACACCCGTTGCTGGCGCAAAAAAATTATCTCTTACCGCAACGGATATGGTCGGGTTTAGGCATAGTGTTGTAAGCGAAGTAGCAAGTTATAGACAACCATTAGCGGCCGCTACAGTTAATTCACTCCTCTTAGAGAATGAGAAATTTTTAGACATGTTTAAAAAGGAACAGATTAATGGAAAGCAAGTAGTTCAAATAGATAATGACGAATTTGCTGAATTATTTGGCCGGTACAGAAAAGACGACCCAAGACACGATGACGCATCATTGCCTACATTGGCACCAGGAATGCTCGATAAACTATTTGAAAAATTAGAGATAGGGACACAAGAATCCGCCGATCTTAAGGCACAAATGAACAAACTGCTAATGCGAATAGAAGACCACAGTTAATAATCATTATTAACCATACACCTGTTTATTACTCAAGGTTGACACAATATGATAAATATAGTATTATATAATATGTAAAACTTGGAATAATAGATATGAGTTGGAAAAAATACTTTAACCCTATAGAAAACAGTGCACTGCCGTCAGGCGTAGCCGGAGACAAATCCGGTAGTGCTGATATGTATGCCAGTAGGTACAGCAGTTGGTTGCCTGAAGTTTATCAAGGATCACCAGATAGGGTTATGCGTTACTATCAATATGACGCAATGGATAGAGACTTAGAAGTAAACGCGGCACTAGATATTATATCAGAGTTCTGTACACAGGAAGATGACGATACAAAACTGCCGTTCCTTATTAATTATAATGATAAGCCTAGTTCACCTGAAGTAAAAATTATACAACAGAGTTTACAAAGATGGTGTAAACTTAATGAATTACCAAGACGTATTTTTAAAATGTTCCGCAGTACTGTTAAATACGGCGACCAAGTTTATATCAGAGACCCAGAAACTAAAAAACTATACTGGGTAGATCCGTACCAAATTGAAAAGGTTTTAGTAAACGAAAGTAATGGTAAAAAGATCGAACAATACTTTATTAAAAATTTAGATCTACATTTAAAAGATTTAGCGGCAACCAGTGTTTCGCCTAGTTCACAAAGACCATATGGTTCAGGTGCTATAATGAGTGACTACACTAACCCGCAAGCCAGTACTGGATTTAAGAGTAGTAGTTCGGGTTACGGTCCTGACTCGAATAACGCAGTACCAATTGATGCTCAGCATGTATTACACATAAGCATGAGCGAAGGCATGGAAACAACATGGCCTTTTGGTAACAGCATATTAGATCCTGTGTTTAAAATTTTCAAACAAAAAGAATTATTAGAAGATGCTATTATTATTTACAGAGTACACAGAGCACCGGAAAGACGTGTGTTCTTTATTGATGTAGGTAATATGCCACCACACAAAGCACAACAATACTTAGAACGTGTTAAGTACGAAGTACAACAAAAACGTATACCTAATAAAACAGGCGGTGGTCAAAACGTAGCAGACAGCAGTTACAATCCTATGAGTATGTTAGAAGATTACTTCTTTGCTCAAACAGCCGACGGCAGAGGTTCTAAAGTTGATACACTACCGGGTGGTGATAACTTAGGCGAAATTGATGATTTGAAATTCTTTAATAATAAACTTATTAGAGGATTAAGAATACCAAGCAGTTACTTGCCTACTGGTCCAGACGATGGATCGGCACCATTTAACGATGGCAAGGTCGGTGTAGCATATATTCAAGAATACAGATTTGCTAAGTATTGCGAAAGATTACAAAGACAAATTATTAAAAGTTTAAACAACGAATTCAAAGTGTTCTTAAAAGCAAGTGGCATTGAAGTAGACAACAGTTTATTTGATATATCATTTACTGATCCGCAAAACTTTAGTTCTTACAGAGAACTGGAATTAGATCAAGCAAGAACTCAATTGTTTGGAGCACTTGAAGGTATACCTTACTTATCCACACAATTTAAACTTAAAAAGTACTTAGGATTAACAGAAGACGAAATTGCTAGAAACGAAACATTATGGCAAGAAGAAAACGGGTATGACGCAGATGATATCGAAGCAGATACTACATCTTCGGACTTACGTCAAGTAGGCGTAAGGCCTCAACCAGCCGGCGATGTTAGTGTAGCACCTATTGATATGGGTGCGGCTGAACCTGGCTTAGGCGGAGATATGGCAGGCGGCAACGAAGCAGGCTTAGATGAACTAAATACATTAGGAGGAGGCCCAGAAGTATAATGAAGATAATGGAATTTTACGAACCAGCACATGACGAGATTCAACAACGTCATAAAACTGATACAAGAAAAAAAATGTTAAGTCTTGAAGAAGTTGGAAAACTTAGAAAGATTAGAGCACTAAAAAAACTAGAATCAGAAAAACATAAGAAACTTGCTCAGCAAATGTACAGAAAGCCAGCAGGCGACGACACTGGCGGCGGCTTACTGTAACTAAATGAAGACCCTTGTTGTCTGCGGTTGCAGTTGGAGTAGCCGTGACCCTGTATATCCCAATTTTGAATATGGCTATTTGGTAGCAAAAAAACTTGGTTACAATTATATCAATCTAGCAAGATGCGGTATGAGTAACTTTGGTATAAGGTTACAAATAGACTATGCTTTAAAACACCTTGACCCGGATCTAATGATTATTAATGCTACAGGTGTTAATAGATTTGAAATCCTAAAAGAACTAGATAACAAATACGATCATAACAAAGCATACGATCAAATATGCTTTGGTGATTTTGATTGGGATCACTTTGATCACGAACATCACATTAATTTTGACAAAACATATGACCCACAAATTTGGTGTGACAGCATTTATACTGTAATCAGCCAAGAAGCACGCCGTTATCAACATATTGACAAAGATAGAATAAACGCATTAAAAGACTATGCGTATTATGTGTTTGACGAAAACATCAAAGCACACAATGACTATTATGTATTACAAAGTGGTCTTTTAAGCATCATAAAACATGAAGTACCGTTTTTATTCTCACCTAATACTTTTGAATATGCTGAGTTTGATAAAACGGGTTTAATAGAGGACCATCACCATATAGACAGTTTTAACTGGGACTTCGTTCCTGATAAATATTACTTAGAAAATGGCGCAGGATACTATGCTCAATTCAATCCAGAAATGGAGGATGAGGCAGGTAATATAACAACACACTATCCTGTAAGCCATCATAACAGTCCATACGCACACTCTATATACGCAGAACATATACTAGACGAAGTGCATAAAAGACAGTTATAACTATAATAGTCAAAAATCACTTCAAAAAACACCGTTATTAGAATAAAACAGCACATATTAAGTAAATAAAAATACGATATATCAGATCGAGTGTCTGTTATACAAAAAATATAGGAGAGTTACTATGTCAGAGAACAAAAGTGTACTAGAGCAAGTTCTAGAACATCTTCTAGCAGAAGACGAGGCCAAAGCCACTGAATTATTACATGGGTTTATGGTTGAGAAGAGTAGAGATATCTATGAAAGTCTTTTAGACGAAGATGCTTTGGAAGAAGCAATTGAAGAAGTAGCATCCGACGAAACAGTTGAAGAAGCAGAAGAATCCGATGAAGACGCAGTTGAAGAGGCTGAAGAATCAGAAGAAGAGCCTGTTGAAGAAACTGTAGGCGGATCACCAAGTGAAGACTTCTATGATGAAATAGAAGCAAACGTTGGCGCAGACGAAAGCGGCGTTAATGAAGAAGAAGACGAAATGGAACCTGAAATGGAAATTGACGGTGAAATGGATTCAGAAGAAGGCGAAGAGGAAGTCGAAGATAGAGTTGACGACCTTGAAGCACAACTTGACGAATTAAAAGCAGAGTTTGAAAAGTTAATGGGCGACGAAGAAGGCGACGAAGAAGTTGCTGACGCAGAAGCAGATTTAGAAGATGAAATGGAAATGGAATCTTTTGAAGAAGAAATCGACCTTGACGAAGAAGTTGAAGAAGAAGTTGTAGAAGAAGCAACTACTTTTAGTAAGCCTCAAAGTGCTAAAAACGACGCAAGTGGCGACCACACAGCATCACCAAAATTCCCAAAGAAAGAAAATTTCGGATCAGATGAAAAATCTTTATTTGGTAATGACGGTAGCGAAGGCAAGAAAGGCGGAGACGCACCTAAAGATAATCCAGCAAGTGATAACATAGGTGAAAAACCAAAATCTGCTCCAGCACCAAAAGTTGCTAGTGAGAAGTCAGAAAGTCCAATAGCAGGAAAAGTTAAGTAATTAACTTAATATAATTTAAGGAGATTAAGATGGCAAGACAGTTATTTGAATATTATAACCCAGCAGATGCAGAAATCATAGTAGAATCCTCTAAGGATGGAAAAGATTTATGTATGAGCGGTTTGTTCATTCAAGGCGAAGTTAAAAACCAGAATGGTAGAGTTTATCCAAAAGATGAAATTGTTACAGCAGTTGAATCAATTGGAAAAAGGCTAACAGGTGGCGAAACTGTACTTGGCGAATTAGATCATCCAACAGAATTGCAGATAAATTTAGATCGTGTCAGTCATATGATATCAGAAATGCGAGTCGAAGGCTCAAATGGATATGGCAAACTTAAACTATTGGATACTCCGATGGGTAAGATTGCTGAAGCATTACTAAAAGGAGGCGCTAAACTAGGTGTAAGTAGCCGAGGAAGTGGTAATGTAAATGAAAGTGGTAGAGTTAGTGATTTTGACATAGTAACCGTTGATATAGTAGCACAACCAAGTGCCCCTGACGCCTACCCTAAAGCGATCTATGAAAGTTTATTTAATATGAGAGGCGGCGCGGCTATCCATGAGATGGCTAGTGCAGTCACACACGATAAAAAAGCAGAAATACACCTTGCTCGTATGATGGAATCCTTCATACGTGAATTAGAACTCAAATAGGAGATAGCAAATGGCGGAAACAACCACATTTAATGACCTTTTAGAATCTGGAAACTTATCAGAAGACGTTAAGATTTCAATTCAAGAGGCATGGGAATCACGCCTTGCTGAAGCCAAAGACCAGTTAACTGCAGAACTTAGAGAAGAATTTTCACAAAGATTTGAACATGACAAACAACAAGTTGTTGAAGCCATGGACAAATTTATTACTGAATCTCTAACAGACGAGTTAGCAGAATTGGCCGAAGATAAGAAGGCAACTGTAGCCGAAAGAGTAAACTATAAAAAGGCTGTTAGCGAACATGCTAACGTCCTTAACAAGTTCATCACAGAAACATTAGCATCAGAAGTTACTGAATTAAAAGCGGATAGAACAGCACAAAGTGAAAACTTTGCTAAACTTGAAAACTTTGTTTTAGAAGCAGTAGCAGACGAAATTAAGGAATTCCACGCAGACAAACGTGAATTGGCTGAAAAGAAAGTTCAGTTAGTCCGTGAAGGAAGAACTCAATTAGCAGATGCTAAAAAAGAATTTATTAGAAGAGCGGCAGATAAGGTTGAAGCAACCATATCTTCAGCATTGAAAAACGAAGTTTCTCAATTCAAAGAAGATATAACTAAGGCTCGTGAAAACGAATTCGGCAGAAGAATTTTCGAAGCAATGGCAAGTGAGTACGGAACTTCGTATTTAAATGAAAATACTGAAGTAAGAAAACTCAAAGCAGAATTAACATCACTGAAAGGTGAAATTAGTAATGCTAAAGTTAGTGCTGAAAAAATTGCAGAAGATAAAAAATTAGTTGAATCTAAACTCAGAATTTCAGAGGATAGAGCAACAAGAACAAAGGTCATGACAGACTTACTTGCCCCTTTAAGTAAGGACAAGAAAGAATTAATGACAGAACTGCTAGAAACAGTTAAAACAGAAAAACTTGAAGAATCATTTAACAAGTACCTTCCAAGTGTAATAAACGAAGAAGTTTCAGTTAGAACTAAGAAAGCAGTTATCAATGAATCAGTGACATCAGAACACACTGGTAATAGATCGTTGGACGGGCAGACCGGCTCCACCAATGAAGAAATAGTTGATTCATCAGTCGTAGAGATCGATGAGTTAAGAAAACTAGCCGGACTTAAATAATAGGAGAATATAATGGCAGAAGCATTATTTGAATCAAATTGGTCCGCAACCAAGGAAGCCTTACTAGAAGGTTTACAAGGATCAAAAAAGAGCACTATGGATGTGATTCTTGAGAACGCAAAAGTTCAATTACAAGAAGCCGCGTCTGCAGGTTCAACAATGAGCGGAAACATTGCCTCTTTAAACAAGGTTATGTTACCTCTTATTAGAAGGGTTATGCCTTCATTGATCGCCAACGAATTACTTGGTGTGCAACCAATGAGTGGACCTGTAGGACAGATCCACACATTAAGAGTTAGATACGCAGAGACTAAAGACTCTGTGACAGCGGGACAAGAGGCTTTAAGTCCTTTCGCATTAGCAACAGCATATTCAGGAACACCTGATGCAACTGCGGCAAGTGAAGGAACTGCAGGAAGCAAAATGTCTATCCAAATCTTAAAACAAACAGTCGAAGCAAAATCAAGACGTCTATCAGCAAGATGGACTTTTGAGAGTGCACAAGACGCAAACGCAATGCACGGTGTTGATGTAGAGGCAGAAATTATGCAAGCCTTAGCACAAGAAATTGCGGTAGAAATCGATCAAGAGATGTTAGCGAAGTTAAGAGCACTTGCTCCAACAGTCGAAACATTAGATTTCAACACTGGAATCACAGGTACACAAACGTATATCGGTGAAAGACATGCAATCTTAGCGATTCTAATTAATAGAGTTGCAAACTTGATTGCCGCTAGAACAAGAAGAGGCGCAGGTAACTATGTTGTTGTAAGTCCACAGGCTTTAACAATATTACAATCAGCGACTACTTCAACTTTTGTTAGAAGTACAGAAGGTCCATTTGAAGCACCAGTAAACAGTAAGTTTGTTGGAACTTTAAACGGTACTGTTAAAGTATTTGTTGACAATTATGCGGCAGATAACACGTCAGTACTAGTAGGATATAAAGGTTCATCTGAAACAGATGCTCCAGCATTCTACTGTCCTTACATTCCGTTAATGAGCACAGGACCAGTTATGGATCCTGCTACATTTGAACCAGTAGTGTCATTTATGACAAGATACGGTTACATTGAGTTGACTAATACAGCATCATCTCTTGGTAACGCGGCTGACTACTTAGGTGAAATTGCATTAGCAAACGTTTCATTCAAGTAAGAACTCTTACAAGAAACAGATTAAAGCACTTCCTTCGGGAGGTGCTTTTTTTTGACTCCGCAATTATTTGACTATTTTGATAAATATGTTAAAGCAACCTATCATAGTGTGGAGTATAAATGGCAGACAAGAAACATATAATTAGATCCCAGGGAAGTATTGACTTTAGTGGTAATACTACTATAAGCAGTACAAATGAACTTAGGGTCAATGATGATCAAATAATTGTTAATGCCGATCAATCTGCAACAAACTCTACATTAGTTTTTAGACGCAACGGTGGTAGTAATGGTGAAATAAAATGGGTCACTAACGGTTCATCTGGAGAGTTCCAATTTACCGGAAATATGTCCTCAAGTCTGTTTAATGGCATTACTACAGATAGTCTATCAGAAGGGTCAAACAATTTATATTATACCGATGCTAGAGCAAGAGCAAGTATCAGTGAAAGTTCAACACAATTAAGTTACAATAGCAGTACTGGTGTATTAACATATACACAAGGCGATACTGATACAGTTTCAGAAGGTTCCACAAATTTATACTTTACTAATGAACGAGTTGACGATAGAGTTAGTGCGTTAGTACAAAACGGAACAGGCATATCTTTTTCATACAACGATAGTGCTGGAACACTAACACCAACTGTAACTTTAACACCATTTGATACTGACGCACTAAGCGAAGGTTCTACAAATTTATACCACACAACTGCTAGAGCAAGAGCAAGTATA